ATTGTAGCGGCGACCACAGCTGTTGCGGCTGTTAAAAGAATAACTTGCCAAGTTGGCCAATTAGAAGCGGCATCAGAACTGACTTCTGCCAAGTCAAGGTTGTGTTTTGCTCTTAGAGTTTCAGACACAGCCTTGATGGATACTCTCCAAGCTGCGTCATTTATATCCCGATACCTTTCGAAGATGGCTGGCATGTATGAATAATGCAATAGAATAGTAGACACCCCTTCAACAGTTGGGGGAGACAGCAACCATGTTCCATCATCCAGTACTTTTGGGAGTGGGGCGTCTGAAGGTATGGTGATTAGTTTTAGAGGACTATCAGGGGAAGGCACCATGTCGTCTAGATACTCAGGTAACTTTTGGGCGAATAAATTACTGCTTGTTAACAAGACGATCAAATAGCTCGACAGCGTCCATGTTCTGTGTCTCATTTTTTACCTTTTTAGCAAACTCATTCTGATCAGAAAGCCAAAGCTCGTCTGCTTCCGCTTTTGCCTTTTCAATTTCCTTCTTGCTCCTAGCTTTTACCTGCTCGAGCTGCTCCTTAGCCTGTTTTTTAAGCTGTTTAGAGGCTGTTTTTTGGTTATCTCTCCACCAAAAAAGAGCTAGGACGGCGCCTGCAGCTGCCGCCAAGACGCCGACCATGCCAGTCAAAGTTTTCCAAAGAGATTTCATTTGTTCTTGGTTAAGACATGCTTTTCAGCAACGTTGATGATTCCATAACCTGCTACCGCGATAAGTAAAAGAGTCTTGGAAAGACTAGACCACAAAGCGGCATCTAGACCCAGCTTTACGGCAGAGTCAGCAGCCCCATTCACGTTGAGAACAGCAAAAAATAAAAGAACAGTGCACACCAACCAGATGGCACCAGCTCCAATTACGGTGGTGAGGAATTTTCGGCTCCAAGGGCCATCATCCTTCGGCACGCCCTTTGTTGCTTTTTCTACAGATTCACTCATTTCTTACGCTCCTTGCACACATGACCTTCTAAAGGGTCATGGGCTGTTTCATAAAACCAGCTACTGACATCGAACCCAGGACAAGTTTTCCTTGCTATGTCACGATGTCCAAGTACCCTAAGTTGTTGCGGTAACATATTTCGTAAAACATGAATTAGGTTCCGCAAAGATTTCCATTGATCTATTGTAAACGATGTTTGTCCGACAAGGCAAACACCAATTGATTTTATGTTATGACCAAGGGCATGGGAACCTATCTCATCCAGTCCCCTACCCGCTTCTACTTTACCATCCGTCTGGATTACGTAATGGTAACCCACATGAGGCCATATGCCTCCAGATGAAGCCGAAGACGGCCGACACCAGCCACGGTCTGCGTGCCACTCGTCAATATCTTCAATAGTGTACCTAGCATATCCGTTTGGGGTGTCTGCACAATGAACAACAATTTCCTCGATCTCAAAAGGTTTCCTAAGACCTGTCATAATTCTACTTCCTAACGTTGACGAAGGTCGGTATGAATGTCTCTAATCTCTTCTCTAAGAAGCTTCAGACGGTCTTCTACTCTAGCATCCGAAATCTCTGAGTTCATCATCCAATCTAGCTGTTTTTTCTGAAGCTCTAGTTGCTGCTCTGCGAGCTGTCGACCCGCCTTTAGTTCATCTGAAATATTCTCTAAGGAATACTTGAACACCTCCCTCCAATTTGCGGTTCCGTTTTTGCTATTCTTGTACTTCTTCAAACCAAGGTAAGTTAGAACAGCAGTTAGAGGGACACCTCCTCCTACAGCTCCGCTAACAGCATCACCGAAACTAAGTGTTATCGTAGCGACTTTAGCGGCTTCTGCAGCCTGTGTTACGAAAGTCTCCAGAAGAGGGACAACAAACTCCATTGGTACATCCTGTTAGGTATCCGGCGCCCCCTCCGAACACGTCATTCTGAAAATCCCCTCAGCCCTCGCAGACCAACCATTGGTCTGAGGAGAAGCGTAAGGGCGGGTAAATCTGGCTTCAAAGATATTGGAAGCGTCACATGAACTAGCCGGAACTTTGGCTCTGATCTCTTCACAAAAGTTATTTACTAGGAAATTTCTCAGCTGGGTAACTTGACCAGCAGTTAAGGTAGGCGCCCCCTGATAGTTGTTCCCGTTTACGCTGGCTTCTACACGTCCAAAGAAATTCCCATTTTCGTCCCGGAAATTTCTAGAAAAACGCATTTGGAAGACGTCATCAGCAACGCATGATGGAGCCCCTTCATTAATAAGGGCAGGGCAAGCGCTATTTGTAGCAAAGTTGTTGATAGCGTTCTGAACTCCAGATATTTCGCTTGGGGACTTCGTATGGTCAACACTTCTGTCTAAACGAAACCCTTCTTTTTCTGTCAGACCCGCCCCAACAAGAGTACCTGTGATGCCAAGACTAGCTGCAAGGGCAGCTGTTATTACATATCTGTTAGACTCCATAGCGTAACTCCTATTGACTTAGTCTTTGTACTGTGAGATTAATTTGTTGTGTAACAAACTCCGTTGCATCCGATGTGTTAGCTACATAGGCGCTTATTGTATCAGAGGCTGACAAGGTGTAAGTACCCACAACCGCTGCGCGCTCCAATTCTGAGGAGTCTACAATGGCTGCTATAGTTGCGTTCCCTGGGCATATTCTGTCAACTGTGCCTCCAGTTGTGTAGGCCCCGCTACCCACCACATCTGAATGGTCTAAATCGTCTAAAGTGAAAGTATTAGTAGTTACTGATGCTGCAACAACATGGTCTCCGTTGCAAGCTGTGTTGCCGCCGACCCCAGAAATAGTAACAACATCTCCGACTCTAAGCCCGTGGGAAGCGGAAGTAACAACAGGAGGGGTAGCGTTAGTACAATCTGTGATCGTCAGCGCTGTGTTTAGATCTAAACACACTAAGACCTTGAAAGCCTTGTTTGTTCCTGTGTTTGTTCTAAAGCTAGACTGAAGCCCTAAATTGTAGACACCACTAGCTCCGGCAGCTATGGTAATATCATCATCGGTAGTTGGATCTCCCACCGCATTCAAGTTTGTGTCTTCATCACCAACATTGTCGAAAGTAGCGATCTTCGTAAGGGTATCGGTAGTTACGATCGTGGTGGTGGATACAGCGCCATGATACCACAGTGAGGAGAAAGACGCTGATGCGGCTGTTGGTGGGTGAGGGGTCCTGTACCACAGAGAGTCTCCAGAATCCCACACGAAAACCAAAGTAGCGCCTTGGTTTAAGGTAACAGAAGAGGACCCCCTAAGGTCAACGTTCGTTGCATTGTTAATCGTAACGGTGTTTGCGTCGCTTGTTCCTTGGATTACGCAAAACTGACCGTCTCTGTAACCGTCGCTAATGCTGGGGTCTGCGCTGAGAGTTACAGCCCCGCCGCTCCCGGCTACTCTAGCAACAGCATTGCTATTGCATGCAATAGCCCCATCGTTTGCTAAAGATTGATCTGCCGAAGGAGCCAAGCTAAGACCTACTGACATTTCGCAAACGTCGTCTGTATCCTCTTCGCATTCAAACATAGTAGTTCCACCAGATACCAAAACCACCGTGTCACTTATACCGTTAAACCCCACCCCTGTATCTAGATCGTTGTTAGTGAAGACTGGGTTTGTTCTAGTGGCGGCCTCATTCAACATTCTAGGACCACCTGATGCTGTAGCAACAAGGTCTTGCCAAGTTTGATTTTGGCTTGAAGCAATAGAGAACTTGCGGCTTCCTGCGTGGTACATATCAATTGAGCTGCCAGACCAAACTATCCCACCGTCAACGGTTGGATCACAAGCGTCGCCAAATTCCAAATATACCCCATCGGCCATGCAAATAGCGCCCGTAACAGGTCCAAAACCACTAGTTGCAGAAGGCTGTTGAATATAACCAGGATCTGCCTTTAGGTTAGCTAAGAAAACAATAAGGACAGCTATGCTAACGACAAAAAGAAGATTCCACTTGCGGAACATTTCAGACATGGTAAGAACTCCTTACATGCACTGTATATAGTGACAGTCGGCAGTTGCGTCACTTTTGTTTAGAACGCTAACGTAGTCATTTCCGCCTGTGCTGAACCGGACGATGGCTCCCGCAGCTAGCCATCCATCGCTACTGTCTGTTGCAACTGAGGAGTCTCCCCAAGAAACATATGCATCAGCGTCACACTGAATGGCGTAGGTTGACCATGTCTCCATCTGACCGCTCAGGTTAGCTCCAGAGTTGTCAGAGTCGATGGTTGACCACCCGCTTGTAGGGTAGATGCATGGGCGAAACATATTGGTAGCAATTCGCTCGGATAGCTCAACAATGGCCGGTTGACCAGGGGAGTTGGCAAAAGAAACTCCAATTCCGACAGCTAATCCGCCGGCTAGGACAAAAAGTAGATTTTGGATGAATGTTTTCATGATGAAATCCTTTTGTATATATTAGATATGTTCCTTAATCAAAAGTATTATTATAGCTAACTCTTACCCTATAAATTGTCATGAAAATAGGGCCAGACCCTCCAGTATCATCAATATGCGCCCGCAGCCTTAAAACAAACTCAGTGTGATGAAAAGCGCCGGCCGGTATTGTATGAGCTAAAGTGACAGTTGTAATATCGGCAAAATTTGCGCCTGTAGGGGCAGATGTATCTGCTGTAATAGTAGATAGGGTTTCTGTCTTCATATACACTATTGAATCTAACTCTGCGCTAGTATTTGCTAATCTAGTTACGGCAACATCAACCAAGAATTCCACATCTAGAAATGTTGAAGTGTCTATAAGACTGATTTCCTCATGCGGTAAAGAAAAAGGGATCGACGCTTCTCCAATTGTTGAAATGCCGTTGGAATCTAAACTACGTAGATGTATAGGTGGAGACCCAAAAAAACCAAGATCGTCGGATGCAGCGGCAAGCGGTAAGAAAGATGTGAAATCATCCCAAACTCTAGCGTTAGATAAATGAAGTGTGTAAATTGCAGGGTTTCTGTCTACAGTACCATCAAGTCTAGGTAGAGTATTTAGAGTATTACTATACATGTTGTTGGTGCCGACAGCTAAACTAAAATTCGTTCCTGTGACAGTTACAGCTCCATTCGAAAAAATATTATTATCTACTATACCATTGACCACTTCTTCAATTACCAAACCAAAGTCTCCAATGTTTAGTCTTTGAAATAAATTATTATTTATGAAAACTTTTTGGCAATTACCTGCAAGCTCTAGGGGGTAAAACCCCACCCCGGATGTCATCTCAAGTTTGCAGTTTGAAATAAACAAATTATTCATGTCAGACATGTAAACTGCGCTTTTGTCGGCTACATTGGCTTTGATTAGTGAACTTGTTATAAAAGCAGAAACAGTTGTTATACCTGAATTATCAACACTAAGGGCGGCATCCCCTGAAATAGCCGACTGATCTATTTTTACATCAGAAATGTTTAAGTCCAACACAGATGTTAGATCTATTTCATCTGCCCTAACATTACTAAGTGCTAGCTCATCGGCTAAAGTGCAAATTAATATTCCATCAATAGAAGTGTTGGAAATCTTTACTTTTTGAAACGTTCTTCCAGACCCTCCAGTAATTGTTAAATCTTTATACAGCCCTCCCCTAATTTGTAGTTCTGGAACAGCACTTAGACCTGTTAAGGTGTTTATGGTAAGTCTCCCACCTCCTGTGCATTCAACATTGTCCAAAAGGACAAAATCCATATTTGGAGCCCCTAACTGTAAGGAAAAGTCTTCAGCAGCGAAGAGTTTACAGTTCACCAATTTTAAGTAGTGCTTGTTTACCGAAGTAAAATTTACGGAGGATTGCGAAGCTGTGATTGGTAATATAGTACCAGCATCCCCTATGGCGTAAACTTCGCAGCTTCTAAGTTCTGTGGAGTAAGAGTTTACTGTAAAGGCATTATACCCTGTACCCTCATCTTCTACTCGTATAATAGCATTGTCAAAGGTTACGTATTGTGCCGAAGCGTCTAAAAATACACCTGTTGTTGAGCTTGCGTCGGCTAAATAGTCCGTACGCATTCGACTGACATTTATATAACGTTGTAACCCTTTAGCAGACCCAGTTTTTTGGATAGAGAAGTTTGAAGAGACATAGACAGTTGGACCAATAGCAGTTGTATAATAGTCTTCGATAGTAACGTGTTGAGAAGCTTGGGCTATTATTATGCCTTCATCTTCACCAGACTTACCTAATATATTTAAATTTTTAACGTCTACTATGTTGCACCCGGAAATCATTAATACAGGATCACTGGAGTTACTCACACAATGGACGTTTTGCACTTTAGCCCGTCTACAATTAACAAGAGATATAGTCTCGTCTGCTCCTCCGATAATTTGTAAATCATGTAAATGTAAGTCCTCAACTGCAGTTATTTTATTAGCTATGGCGGAAGTTGCTGTTGCATAATCTCCAAAAAGAGGTGCTTGTAAATTCGCGTCTAAAGAGCTTACGGAAGATATCTCTACTATTTCTCCGTTGGTGCTGTTTGTTCCGGGGACCGTATCTGAATCTTGTATGTTTAACAAATCTCCTATAGATAAGCCTGTGACATTGGTTAGAGAAACAAGTGTATCTCCAGCTGCCGCATTTGCTGTTAGAGTATTGTTAGCGCCTAGTGACCCGGATGCCTTTAGAAATTCAGTTGGGCAGTCTGTACCATCCAACTTACCATTTCCAAAAGTAACCCTATTGTTAGCAAAAGAAATTGTAGAGTCACACTTATAAATGCGGCCCCCTAAATCCACAACACCACCTTCCCCAGCCGCAGTAACAGCTTGTTGTATAGCTGAAGCATCATCAGTAACTCCGTCTGCTACAGCACCATAATCAAGAGGAGAGACCGCAAACTTGTCTAGTACAGTAGAAGACAGAAGAACACTATAAACACCATCTTGGGTTCTCAGTGTAACATCAGAAGCATCCTTCTCAACAACCGTATATGCAGTGTTATCCTGCATATAAACAGGACCAATTTTCCCGTCGGCCCCAGAGATAATAGGATTAGTGTTTGCAACCGCCTTAGCTGGATCACTGTACGTTGTTAGGAGGTTTGTCGTGTCGGTTTCATAGAAGAAAGCTTTGCCACCACTAACAGGGCTGCCTGTGGAGTCTACAATGTCAATAAAAAGTGCTGGTAAACGACTCATTACAATTTTCCTCCGCCGAAAGAGAAGAAGTTAGCCCACTCCTCGGCTTGTTTCGCAGTTGCGTCTTCTTCTTCTGGTCGCTGCGGGGTTTCCGCTTGCTGTTCTGGCTGACCTATAGTCCCTCTTTCTGGCTCTTGCACTAAAGGGAACAAGTAACGATCTCTTGAGGCATAAGCTATAAGGCGAGAAAGAGCTATTTTTGCCCCCTTTGCCGAAAGACCTCCAACCTTGCGAAGCCACCCTTTAGGCGGAGGCATTAGCAACATTTCTCGGGCTTCTGGGTTGTTGAACGCTCTAGCTAGAAAGCGCATCATATCTGAGCTTTTGCCAAGAGTTAGAAGACCAACAAGTGTTGCTGCTTGTTTTGGTCCTAACATCCAAAGCGAAGTGAGAACAGGATTAGATCTACTACCTTCAGCAATCCCACCTTGTTGTATCCTTTCAGCTATTCTAGCCATCGAATCTAAATGCTTAAGAGCCTTTGGATCGTTACCTAAAAGACCTTCCAGCTGAGGCTTGTTCTTTTTGTACATCGTTAGGAATTTGCCTGGCTGCCCAACAGTCTCTTCTACACCTGAGGTGGCATCCCTAGCCATTTTATCCAACACAGCCCCTCGCAAGGCCATTGCTTCGGAAGCTGCCCCACTGTTTGTAAGAGTATCCATAGCTCTAGCTATATCGCTTTTACTAAAAGCATTAGACATAATGGAATCCACAAACTTTTCTGGATTACCTTTGTCATAAAGCTTTACGGATTTTTCCAAAACAGAGTCTTTGGCGGCTTCTAAAGCCTGAAAACCCTGGTGGTAGATACCTCGTGCCTGCCTCAAGGCTTCTGCCCCTGCTGCTCCACTGTCTACAGCAGAGTCCAAATCTTTACGGAGGGAGGCAACAAGTTTTGAGGCAATCCGCTGGCTTTCTGTGTGGGAAATCTCTCCTGCCCAAAGCTTCCCTTTGCCTAAAGCCCTCTTGCCATAGTCGCTAAGCATATTTTGCATTTGTCTAGGTGTGGCAGAAGATCCAGCTTGACCTAACTCATTTAGGTGCGTCTTTGCAAAATCTAAAATGCTTTGCACAGGGCCCGTTCTTGCTGGAGTTGAAGCGTTTTCTAAGATATCTGTCACTGTCTGATGGAAGTTCTCCAAGGGGATCTTTGCCCCGGAAGTATCTGCGGAGTCGAAGTGCTTGGCAGCCCTTGTTCGAAAATCCTCGTAAATCTCGTCACCTATCTTTTTGTAGGCTTTAGCTATCATAGCCGTTGCAGGTTCTGCACCTGCTCGCTTCCCTTTAGCGGCTGCTGAAGCTAAGTTATCCAACGCATCACCAAACTTTTGTAGCTTCACCCTTCTTGCAGAAGACATAACGTCTACAGAACCTGGGAAAGACTCAAAAAGTCTCTTCAAAGTTGAGGCTAGGGGAGCCCCTGTTCTCTCGAGAACATCTAGTGGCACCCCTGTGATTTCCTGAGCAGGAGCGATCTCCTGTGCCCGTTTCCGGGCTTCCTTACCAGTCCCTGCCATAAGCTCCTCTGGAGTCCTAGGAATTTTCTGCTTCCCTATGGCTCTCTCAGCTCTCACTAGCGGAGATATCTGCCTTAGACCTTCGGCCGCAACATTTGCTCCGGCACCCATAACTGCTGCCACAGCTCCTGCTTGACCTCTGGTGGCTGCTTCCTGGGATGGCGTCATACCTGGGAAATCTTCCCCTGGCAGCACCTTAGACACCGCCTGATGGGCCGCTTCAGTAAACAAATCGGCTCCCGCTTCGGTAGCTGCAACTTTCTTAAACCCTCCTCCACGCCGAGATGCAAGAATGCTGGAGCCCATAGCTAGGCCAAACTTGGCTACTTCTGGAGCTATATCTAAAAGATCCTTCCACTCTAAACCACTTTTGTCTACAAGCTTTGGAACCCCTTGGTCCATGATTATGATATTTTTTAAGTCTTTTTCCTCATTAAAGACAGGAAGCACATTCTCCTTCCCATAAGTGTCGACAAGGTAGTTGAATGATCCCTCTGGAGTGTACTTAACTCCTCGAGCTAGCCTCGACCAACCAGAAATCGTATCTCCATGCTCCTCAAGCCTTTTTACTAGCCCTTGTTGATGCTCCTCAAATGCTGCTTGGTCCTCCCAAAACCCCTCTGGCGGCTCGATAATCTCTGGGTCAGAATAGTGGCCTTGGATATTTTTTCGGTAAGCCTTGATTGAAGAGGGTCGTCCTTGTGGGTCTAGGAGAATTTCAGGAAGATCAAACTCACCTTGGTCTTGGATAGCACCAGCCAGTTTTTCAAACTGGGAATCTCTGTATTGGGTAGGTGTCAAAGAGAGGGATTGTCGAATTTCTTGTTCTGTAGGAAGACCTGTAGCAGTCCTTGGGCCTTGAGAAAGCTCCTCAATACGAGTTTTAAGCTCATTAACGGCCGGATAAGTAGCTTCTACTACCTCGCCCGCTTTTTTCTGAGTCTCCCCAAGAAGCTTTTTCAGATCTTCGTAGGCTCCCATACTACTGTCCTATAAGGTTTTCCAAGTTAGAGAGTCTACTTCTGGCTTGTCCAGGAGTTATAGTTTGCGACTCCAAAGCTTGCCTAATTTGGTTAGCTTCAAAGTCTAGTAGCAACCCCACCTGATCTCTCATTGCATCTTCGTATTCCGGGGTGCCTAGATCTATCCCACGTTCAAGTAAGTCGGTCGAAGCCTCAATAACCCTATTGGTGTGTCTTTCTAAAATTTTCATAGCTGAACGAAACTGAACATCAGACATCTTAGTATTCAAAATTGCATCCACAAGATTGCTAATTTCTGTTTTAGTCTGAGCAGCTCCAATCAGGTTTTTGAATTCCACAGACTTATATTTACTAACCAAGGCTCGGAACTCCGAAGCTTTCTGGTACTGCTTCTTTTCCATAGGGGATAAAGTTTCAAGAACCTGTTCCAATACGGGTATCCCTTGGGTTTTTCTCTCTTGGTCGCTGAGCCAAAACTCTGCCCTGTTCATGTACCCAAGATACTGGCCGGGATCGCCAAGACGCTTGATATCCTGGATAAATGTTTTTGTTTCTCGAGCATGACGGAGCTGTTCTGCGGTCTTGACCTTTGTAGATGTTGGGGCTTCTGCCCGACCTACATTGATTCTTGGCGCCCCAGCGCTTCTTTCCTGGATTCTCTGGGACTGTTGAAGCTGTATCTGCTCATCGGCGAAGGCAAAGGCACCCTCTTTGACGTCTTGCCGCATAGAGTTGAAGGCTCCGAGGTTTTCGGCTACCTCAGTTCCAGCTACGCCTTGGTCCTGCATCCATTGGGCTGCCAAAGCATGTCTCTGTGAAAAGTCATCGTGGTTTGAAAGTTGGTTTTTCCTCTGGACCAACATTTGCTCGAGCTGTTGTGCCCCTTCAGGAGTTTTTGCCGCTTCCTGCAACTGCTGGAGTCGTGCAAGAGCTTCCTCTTTTCCTAAGATGCCTGCTTGCGCCAGCCCTATAACCTCTGTTCCAACAGAGTTCATATCCCCCTGGCGCAAGGCCGTCAGGGCTCTTGTTACTGACCCATCTTCGAATTCTCTTTGATCATCAAGGGCTTTGATGGTTTTACTTTTGAGTCCAGTACTTGCCGAAATGGCATCTATGTCGGCTTTCCTAAGTTTTTCAGCCTCCATAGCCCTTTTCTGTTCTTGCTCTGGGGAAACAGCGGCACTTAGCCCTTGCATAGCCGTCTGTAACCCTTGCCGAAGTTGTGGAATCTGCTCGGCGGTGAAGGTGGTTTCGGAAGGAGGAGAACCTAAGGGAGCCAACTGAGAAGCGCTTGCTTGCTGGAGGATTTCCTGGTTGAAAAACTCCGGGTTTTGTTGAGCAACAGCGGTGTGTTGCTGTAGGATCTTGTTAGCTATTTCAAGCTTTTTAGGTTCTGGGAAATCCGATTGGTACAGCTCTTGAACCTTTCCCATAGCAGAATCCATGAGCTTGTAGGTTCGCATGTTGGTGGCTGCTTCAATGCTTTGCCTCTCTCGATCATCTGCTCTCTGGGAGTGACGTTCTTGCATCTCCAGTTGGCGACGCAGTAGCGCACGCTGCTGCCCGGAAGCCACAGCTCCAGGCAACTGAGACCACGGATTTTGTGCCCAACGAAACTGATTTAATATTGAAGACATTGTGTTAAACCTTAAGGTCTTGGCGGTGCTGGACGGCCGCCTTTTCCTATAGCACCCCCTACACCAGCTCCCATAAGGGACCCTGCCATATTTCCTATGGTCCCAAAAGTGTTGCCTATTGCCGCAAGATCCCCGCCTGCATACTGAACCGGGATCATTTGGGACTCTATGTTCTGCCCATACAAGTTTTGGCTCATACCTTGTAGACCCATAAGAGAATTTACCAGGTGGGTTTGGTCATAAGTTCCAGCTAGTGCCTGGGCTCCCTGCATCCCAAGATTAGCCTCTAACTGACCAATACCCATTTGAGCGCGGCCTAGATTTTGTAACGTTCCTGCTTGTTGTAGCCCAGACTGCATAATCATTTGAGCTTGTCTAGATCTGGCTGCCTGAGACATTGCGGCCTGTTGACCAAATATACCACTAAGAGCTTGTCCTTGCTGGGCTTGAAGATTGCCCATACCACGCCCCACTTGCATTCCAAGTCCAGCAAGCTGCGATCCTGTGCCGGCTTGCAAGCCCGACAAAGCGCCGGCAGTGTTAAATCCCTGCTGAGCTAGGCGCATCTGGTTGGATTGGGCTGCTAGGTTGGCTTGCTGCTCTCTAGAAGCTTGCTGAGAAAGAAGCCCTTGTTGCTGAGCGTCAACAGAACCTGCAAGCTGAGTTTGTCTACCATAGGCTCTTTCGTACTCATTTGCAGCAAGTCTGTCTGCAACCTGCATCCTGCGCCTCTCGGCTGCAGAACCTCCCCGGCCACCTTCTGCTGAGGCTGTCATATCAGCGGCTTCTAATGCAGCCTCCCGCCTAGCTTGATATGCCGGGTTGGCTTTCAAATCGATCTGACCTCCGCCCTCGAAGAACTCACCTAGCCTACTTCTAGCCCCTGTTACGTCTCTACCTCCAACAGCCTGAGCTGCCCCTGGGGCATACCTTTGTAAATCCAAGCCAGGTCTCAAAGTTTGCTGCGCTTGAGCCGACCCACTTAGAATGTCACCCCTTGCTCCAGCACCCGCCCTGGATAAAGACTCTTGTGCCCTTGAGAACCCGCGTCTTGTAACATCTTGGGCCCCCCCAAAGTGTTCTAATCCTTCACGTAAACCTTCAGATTCGCTAAGAGTACCTAGGTCAGACCCACGTTTAATAGCATCCAGAGATCTTCCATAAGAACTCCCTAAATCATCCCTTGCTCTAAGCATGGCCCGTTGCCCTTGTAACACCCCATGTCGGAGAGCACTTCTCTGGTTGGCTTGGGAAAAACCAAAAATATCTTTCAGTTCTGTTTTTAAATCGCCAATAGAGCCAAAAGCTTGCTCTCTAATGGCGGCTTGAGCGGCCATTGCTTGCATAGCCGCACCCTGTTGCGCGTTAGCAGCACCAACTCCAGCAGCCCCTTGACCAATGGCGCCTGCTAAACTCCCAATACCTCCTACGATTGCTGCAGCAACTGGCATTTACAATCTCCTACTGTAATGTCGTTCTTCCAACTTAAATCCTAGATCTCTGTATATTTTATCGACTTTTCTTGCGTTTTTGAACCTTGCACTTACCCCAATATATACATCCGAACATCCGGCAGCTTTCGCATCCTCGCACAACTTTTCAATGAGCGCGGCACCTGTTCTTTTCCCTCGATGATCAGGGGTTACCCACAAAAGCTTTTCATACGCTATTTTAGTAACATAGGAGGCAGCAAACACAGGACCAACATCTCCACAAAGAAGACCCACAAGAGCACCTTTCCCCTCCTCTTTTTCTTCAGCAACATATAGGAAATGCTCTGGATCTCCGATACACAGGATAAACCAGTCCATCCAACCATCAATGTTATCTTCGAATGGAACCCAGCGAATAGCCCTGTAGGCGTAATGCACCTCTTTTGCAAGCTTCATCAAAGCTGTTATATCATCAAAAACTGCTGGTCTTACTTTAACTTTCACTAGGTGGTCCTCATTATGTATAGGAGACCTTCTGCACCAGGCAACTCTGTTCCGCCTAAGTCTGGTGTACCGTTGTTTCCATCGCACAGGGCCCACCACTCATAGGGCCCTCCAACTCTGCCAAGACCTCCTCTGGAAGCTGGGAATTCAGTGGTCACATCCACAACAGACGGGTCGATAACAACTATAGAGCTAGGAGGCGTAGAACCTTGATGAAGTTCTGTAAGAAGCTCGTTGAACCACTGTGACCAATGAACACTAAGTTCCCATTGATCCTTTTCCACTAAAGAAACAAATTGTGGAGGTTTGTCTTTTGGAAATGCCATTTAAGACCTCATAGGATCCATTCTAATGTAAGCCCCGTGAAGCCTCACAGGAACAGGATCTGAAATTCTAATCCTAAACACGAGGTTACGGTGCATCCCTAACCTATGCCACCTTACTTGCTTTAATCTTTCTCCTATTTTCCCTAGGCTTCTTCTTAGTTGGTTACTCCACACCTTCCCCCCATCATCACTCCAATCTAAGATTACTTCGGGGTCTTCCCCCCAAACCTCTGTTTGTACAAAGTCCCACCGAACCGGTCCTAACAGGATATCTGTAACATTTCCACTGGGAGGGCTGCCTCCGCTGTGAAAAGCAGCAGCTATACTATGGGCCATATAATCAATTCTTAGCTCATCCGCCAAAGTTATCAATTCATCGTGGTTCGTTGCAGGGTTTTTTGCTGCTGTAACGTTTACTGTATCGTCTGTAGGGTGTGAGGCATGATTTACGTCGGTTCTATGGTCTGCGAGAATACTAATGATTGATGAGGCTAGAGATACACCCTCCGTGAAATTGTTGTTTGAGTTTGCTAAGGCTATAAGAGCAGATTCACTTGTGACATCAGATACAGAATGACCTGGAAACTCTCCAGATTCTATAGTAACGTGGGCAGCCATACTAATTCGTATGCTCTCTAGAAGCGCTAGAACATTCGTCAAAGACACCTCCTCCACAAGACCTGCACCTCTTCCTAAAGGACCATTTCCAACAGAAATAGAAGTACCTGCTACAGAACACCTATAAACATTTCCATTTGAGCTGACTAAGTCCCCGACGGAGTAGGCGGTATCTTGGGCCCAAGCTGTTTCGCGAATATTTTGAATACCAACCCCAGTTTCGGCGTCCAAAACAAATTCATCAATAATGAATCGATTCGCGTTGTTCCATACGGGGGAACTGTGAGCTTGCCTTACAATATCTTCTCCAGCGTCATCGTAAGTGTTTACATCCACCTCATACAGCTTCCCCAAAACAATATCCCCTCCTATGTGTTTTCGCCAACTTGGAATGTAAACCTGAACACCGCACTTCCACCTTCCGTTATAGTTCTGACTTTCTTTTTGATGCCAGAGACCAGAGTCTATTCCGTAGGCAATAGTAAGGTCAGAGAAGCTTAGGACATAGAAAGCCTGTCCTGCTTGTTGGTAAGTAAAACCAATCGCGGTTTGTTGAGACTCTCTGCCCTCTATAATAGAAGCTATGGAGGGAGTTGCAATAGGCTGTGGCTGGTAGCCAGACATTGTATAAACTTGCAAGTCTTCGCCAAGCCAGAAAACACTATTTTTGTATTTCGCTATACTATTTGTAGCTGCGCAACCACGCTCGATTAGTTGAGTCCGTCTAAAAGGGAAGTCCGGTGCGCCAACATTTTGATAGGTTTCTATACTTGTCTCTTTAAAAACTAAAACTTCTCTATGGTCTGAAATAATACCGACTATGTTTCCAGGGAGGGAATCGGCAGTTGTGTTTAACCCAGAAACTGTGTTACCAGCAGCGTCTAATCCAGATAAATGCCATCTATTGCTGTTTCTTTGCGCCGCTATATTATAGCCGTCTTGGGAAGTAACGTCTATAACTAGGTCTCCTATTTCACTAGACAGATCTATAATTGACTCGCTGTTTGCAGTATATAGCTTCCCTTGCGCTGTGGAGATCCACAGATAAGTACCATTATGAGTCATTGGGGTGTACCCTGTTCCAGGTACAGATCCAATCGAAGTAAGATCACCAGAGGATAGAACTTCGTACAAAGTTGTGCCTGCTACAGCAAACAAAGACCCTGCAAACTCCAACAACCCACGCACAGGACCAACAGAGTCTATTGTCCTAAAGGCTTTAAGGCCTGGGGTACTCAAAAGAGTATATTTTGACTTCGATCCACTTGGAGCTTTTTCAAAGTAAAGATTTTTAGCAAGCTCGTTAGTAAGAATTCCGCTAGGATGTTGTGCTAGTTGAGTACCAAACTGAATTGGACTTAGCCGTGTGTCACTCACACTAGGACCTACCTTCCCTTAGTAAAACCTTGGTCTAACAGAAGAGACGCTTTTGTCGCTTCCAGCCTGTTCTTGGAGCTGTTGCCAGCCACGCATAGCATCTGCTGAAATACTCTGTTCTCTTGGCCCTGTTATTCCAAACTTAACGTACACTTGACCGGCCATATACTTTGCCAATGGCTCTTGAAACTCTTCATCGATTGCAGAGCTGGAGAATGGAGCTAATTGGTGTCGACGTAGCTGCTGATACACAGAGGACCAAGTATCCGTGACAACTTTGGCGTCTTCAGCCGCTGCAGATTGACCAGAAGCTAAGACGCCAAGTTGTGTCAGAACAGCATTTGCTAGTTCAGTTTCGTTCCAAGTAGCCATTAAATCACCTGTTAGGTTTTTTTGGAAACTGGGGCTGGTTTTACGTTCTGTCCTGGACCGTCTACAACCTTGAGAATTTCTAGGTTAATAAAACTTAAGATCTTTTCCCGTTCTAGACGTATGTCACGTTTACCAGGCCCCTTACCCTTCCCACTAGGGATATCTTCCAAGCACATCTTAACAGGCTTTCCTTTCTCGAACACAAACCCGGCAACCCCCAAAACAGCGTCTTGGTCTGCAAGACTCTGTTGGATCTCTTTTTTTCGCTCTTCTAAGTAGGACTTTCTCCTAGATACTTTGACTTTGATATCTCTGTGAGAATCATTTCTCATGTCGTAGTAGAAATGCTGATTCTTTGCGGGAATTGGGTAAAAGTTAGTGTCCCCAATATGGACGTTTTCTACAGGAACATTCTTAACCTTTGCTAGTTGAGCGTCCTTAACTTTCTTGTCCAGTCCTGAGTAAACAACATAAACTGTTTCAGAAGCCATAATAAAATCTCCTTAGTTATGAAAGGAGTCCCCAAAGCTTCAAAGCTTTGAGGCACTCCTTATCATAACGATCTTATGCATCGGCAGCAGCGGCCACGTAACCGTGCACCATTCCATGGAAAACATTGTTGAAAACAGTTAATTTAGTCCCTCGGATCTCAGAAATACCAACGGCTCTGATATTTCCATAGTCCCTACCTTCGGGCCCATTTCTAATTGCCCGAGTCAACTGACCCCATGCAAGACAAATGGCTTGTTGTCCACAAAAAGAAATAGTGTGGATTGGTGCACCAGAAGCACCGTCATTCCCAACGGAAGCTATTTCCGGGATTTTTCTAATAATAACAGAGTCGTATACTAGATCTCCTTGGCGCCAAATGGGGTTCTCGGCCATGTCACGAGGGGCCGCATTTTGGTGAATAGAGTCAAGAGAAGCTTTAAGATCCCTATAAGGGTCAGACCCACAAAAGGTAACCCACCGCTCTTCGTCTTCCGAAATAGTAAGAGGGGTGATTTTTGGGTCTGCCTTTTCAGCTATCCTACCCAGAAGAGACACAATACCCTCATCAAAAGTGCCCGTTGTAGTATCAACATTCAACAAGGATGCAGAGTGGTCTGACCCACTCCTATTGGACAGGAGCGCCCCGAAAAGAAAACGGTCTGTGTTGGCGGCCAGCCCAGCATCTTTATTTGCTTCAGTGTCAGAGACATATTTTGTTACACCGTCGAGGTTAGCACCCTGGAACCGATCGATAAGCTCATCTCGAAGATGGGCCATAATCCACTTCTTAAGACGTTCCCTGGCGCTTTCCAGGACCTGAAGCAAAGTCCTTTTTTGCTCCATGCCCCCAACAGCTACGGCATTACGCAACTGGTTTACCGTAACGGTGTCGCTCTGGTTGCCCAAGTTTTCTTCGTTGTTCTCCAGAGTGTCATCACCTACAACGGCACTGTTGGATAAATCATTGATAAGTCCAAAAGTAACATTGTCACCAGCTACTCCAGTTAGTTGCTTATCTACGGAAATAACATTATCTCCTTTGTCAGACATATATCGGTAGAACCGAGACTCTCTGACATATTCGAGATAAAACTTATTACTCCATTGCTCGACCTTTAGTCCTGCATTAATAGTTGTATTTGCCATTGTCTTACTTTCTAGGCCGCCTCACACAATGCAATAAGACGCTACTTCTTTTTGGAGAAAGCAGCGGCAAATACATCTTCTTGCGACGCAAACCTTGTTTCACCTTTCCGAGGCTTACCGGCTGCGCCTCTGGCGTTACCTAACCTCGCTTCAGTGCGCGGCTTTTTACCTTTTTTACCGCTGATTTCTTTAATTTGTTTTTCCAATTCAGCAATTTTATCGTTTGCGGCTTGGACTTCTGGAGATACTCTAGCGGACTGCTTTTCAAAAGCTTTCTGGTTGTCATAGACAAACTTTGCAGGATTTGGCTGGACGTTCATCAAATCTTGAAGATGCTTGTTTTCTGGGAGCTTTGCCCGGGCAACCCAAGCAGATTCAACGTGATCATAGTCTTCGTAAATCTTGCGTGCCTCCATCACAGAAGCATCCAAAATAGCCTGGCGCTGAGCCTGCATCTGTTTTTGCTGCTCCGTAATGTAGTGCGCTTCTCGCTTCCGAACTCGATAGTCAGTGATTTTCTGGATGCTGTCTTCAATGTCAGACAATTCAAATTCTGGCTCAGGGCCAATGTCAGGAACTTCAGGCTCAAAAGCGGCTTCCGGTTGAGCCATACCTTCGATACGGCCCCTCAACTCGGCAAGCTGCACTTCGAACTTTGCAGATCGCTCCTCGGCTTCCCGCTTAGCTTGGCGGGCTTTCCAAATAGCCTTGTTCTGTCCGTCCTTTACTTTATCTCCAGTCTTCTTGGGAGGAGCATCATCACTGACGTCCTCACCGCCGCTTTCTTCTTCAGAGTTAGTGACCTCTGATTCATCAGGGACGTCATCAGTCTCCTGTGCATCTTCACTTTCTTCTGAGTCTGCATCAACCATATCTTCATAACCGGAATCCAACGTTTCGGTGGCAATATGATCGTTTACAGTTGAAGCGTCTACAAAGTCCTCTTCTAGGTCTTCGCTAGTTAAAAAATTACCCTTAGACATTTTCTTTTTCTCCTACGCCCGAATTCAGCGGCGGCCCTATCCCAAAAAAGCGGGAAACTCGCTGTGGGAACTGCCCAACGGCGGCAGGCCTTAAAGGCTATGTGCTAACAATAAGGTGTTTCATAACCAAACCCTTAGTCACCATCGTTATAGTACGAGACTTCCCATTCCTGGATGAACAACTCATCCATTAGGTCGGAGTCATGCAGGAAGTGAAAGAACGGGATTACCTGTTCCCCGGAGTCAAACGTGAAGGTGTCAGGGTCTGTGATAACAGTACCATCAACAGAGTACGAAACCCGTCGGTTGTCATCCACTCGAACACAGCCAACAACCTGGGTGTCGTCTACCAGGGCGTCAAAGCTTAGATCGTCGGTATCAAGACCGGCGCCATCATCTTCTGTTTCTGAATGCCAATCTCCAGTGCCATTATCAAAGCCCAAAGTTGCGTAGGTGTCATAGCTGTTAAACGTGGCGTTTGGCTCTTCAACACTTCGGAACCCAAACCAAAGCTCATCAGTACCCGAGACATCATCAGCTTCAAAGGTGACACAAAGTTGAAACGCAGGGTCTACACCAGGAACCATAGGAGCCCCAGAGGCGCCCAGCACCCCCGAAAAAACTTCAACTCCGTCATCATCCGTTTGGTCGCCTGCGATATCCAGACCATCAGCCGCCGCATCCATGTCAGGACCGATGTCTTGGGCCAGCAATGCGACATGACCAAGTTTGAAGCCTCGGCTAGTTGTGATCAATGTCACCCCTAGAGCAGGGGCCTCCCAGTTTGCGCCACACCCGAGCAAGACTCGGTCCAAACTCGAAGTTTGACACAAGCAAGAGTCTGCGGTTGCGTCGGTACACGCAACAAGGTCAGTCCCGTCTGTAGCAATTACACACGCACTGTTTCCGCATGTGGTGTTACAAGCTTGGTTTGCCGAAGCCGCTGCCGAAAACCCGGTAGTCCCTGTTTGGCTAACGCCTTCACACATAAGACCAAGCCCATCGCCATAATCAAATGATTCGCCGACAGTTTTTACGTTACTTAGCTGCGCGGGCTCTCCATTGTAATAGAAAGTGGGAGGATTGACCGATGAATCCGCAGAAACGCAAACCCCAGTCGTTTGGTTATACATTAGGTTACGGGGACAACGTACATCATTCGCGTTGGCTTGAGCAGCCATTGCAGGGTCGGCCAGCGCAGCGCAAGCAACGACAGACAGCCCAGTCATTAGTTTTGTAGCTTTCATGATTTTTCCTAAATTATTTCGACGTTTTCAAACGCCTTTGTTTGTGGTATTGCAGCCGCTTTGGAGCCTTCTTGCTGGGCTTTGAACGCCTGCGCTTCTTTCAATGAGGCTTCAGAAGTAGCCAGAGCTGCTTCCGTCTGGGCTTCCACTGTTGCCTTGGCTGCCTGAGCCTGATCGAGTTGTGCCGCTGCTGGCACCCCAGCTTGCGCTTCTATCTGCGCCTTCTGGGCCTGTGCTTGGTTTTTGGCCACCTCGGACTGTAACTTTTCGACTGTTGCTTGTAGTTGGGCCATTTGCAGCTGCATTTGCTGCTGTTGCGCCTGTTGCATAGCTGGATCTGGAGGTTTTGGGGCTAAAGATTTAGAAAATTCTCTTTTTGTTTCGGCACGCAGATCGGAGTGGCGGACCTGAAGTAGGAGTAATTGCTGTATGAGAGCAGGATCACCAAGCGTAGGTAACGTTGTTTGTAGAAGTTTATTAAGCTCGGTAAATTGGGCATCTCTGATAACAGGGCTTGCAGGCTCCGAATCCAAGATGATATCCACTTCAAGCTTCGGAATATCATTTTCTGTGTATGACTCTTCAGCAAGAGGACTTTGGAGCAACATTTGCAATGGCTCTATCTGAGGTGGCGGCTGAATCGACATCGCCATTTGCTGAACCTCAGGAGGTAGTGGTTGACCTGCTTGGGCTGCCTTCTGTTGAGCTTGTTGGAGCATCTGCGTCTGTTGCTCAAATTGCTGCTGGGCCTGTTGTTGCTGAGAGACAATCATTTGAAACAGCCGAACACCTTCTTGTCCCATAGCATGACGGATTGCTTGGTCAGGACTCCCTCCTCTATTCATGAACTCTTGAAGTCTTTGCCCTTTCGCCAACTTTCTATTTAGTTGTGCAAATCGGTAGGATTTGGTGGGCTCAAAATCCAAAACTCTGACCCACATCTCTTCTGTCCAGTAGGTGCGAATAAGGTTCCAAAAACCCTTGAATATTCTCAACCTATACTTCCGTAGCCGTTTGGTTACAGGCTTGATTTCCATAGCGCCCGACTGGAGCCTTGCTATGAACGCTCGACCTGACTGAGTTCTTTGGTCTGCAGATACTAGAGCCCCATGAGGACCAATTTGGTCGATTGCCGCGGCAGCTTGCTGCCCCATTGCAAGCTGAGCTTGGGTTAGCTGAATGTTATCAAGTACTTGTACGGAATTATCGCGAAGTCTTCCAGGCGCTAGCTCTCCAAACCCCCCTGCTTTGGTGATCTCTGATTGAAACTCATCAGGGTTTAGAACTGCGCCCCTTTCGGCAAGAACAGGACGGTTGTGTAGAAGATTTAGGGACTTAGAGTTTCTCTTGTTTACCTCATCCTGTGGAGAAACCATGTCTTTTACAAGACCATATCTTGCGTTGTTGCGGTCTACATAGGCGCTTTCTAAAACTAGGGGACACCAAGTGTCTCCAAACTCGTCTACAAAGCCCCACCTTTCTTCAATTTCTTCCCCTGTTTCTGAGTCTTCATAGGTTTCTATCCCACCGACTGGCTTGGGCTCTTGGACCCACCCTCCCCAGGACCAAATTGCCTTGTGCCATATCCCATCATGTTTTTTGTAGGTTTCGAACCACTGAACTCTATCATCTCCGTCGCGCCACCTGCGGGGGGCGTCTTGAGTAGCATCCCCACTAGTTTGGTCTCTGGCGTAAGAAACTCGTATAACCGACATGATGCGGTCGCGATCTTCTTCAGAAAGGTCCATATGGGCAAATTCGGACTCAGCTTCTGATCGGTGCATCCATACAATGATTCCGAGAAATTGAGCGTCTCTGAAATCATATTCGCGACTTCTTGGGTCATAATACAACCTATCCCAATGAATTCGGTCACACCGGAACACAGGGGCTCGATGTTCGTACTCGTCTATGTAGAAGCAGGACCCACCGTACCCTTCAATCAGCACATTAGAGTCTACTTCGTCTCCGGTGTCCTCAAAGTCAGCCTCTAGCATAGCAGCCCGCAGAGCGTCTGTGGCGGCTTCGGCATCCTCTTCATGCATTGGAGTTCTAGGGTGCGCTTTGGGGCTGTGCGGGTTTTCTCCTTCAGTGCCCAAAATGAAATTGATCTTTCTTTTTATGAGATTCGTAGTTAAGATTGGTTGACCAGCCTTCGTTAGCTCATCAACTTCTTGGTCTGTCCACTGGATACCGTCGAAGTAGTCGCGGGCTATGATACTCATGTCTCGGTCATCTTGGGTTTGGTCATCCCAGTCTGTGAAATCCCTACGATACTCGTCGAACAAGGCTTGGCCCCCAGCTCCATCTTGTTCCGGAAATTTCATATGCGGATACTCTCGGGACGGAACAGGGCTCCCATACCTTGTGTGTCCGGCTCTACCTGCTGGGTCTCTTGGCATTGTCTATTTATACCTTAATTAATGCTTACCCTTCAAGTAAGTGAAAATCAAAAGATATTATGCGCATTTCCAACTCTTAAAGTTCCTATCTGTATCAAAAAACTCGTAACTGTCTGATTTTAAAGGTGTTCTGGATACGTGCGGAGCACCAGAAAAGGCCGCTGGTATCTCACTCATCGCTCGAACTATATTGGCTAATGTGTCAAAAGCGTCATCGTGTTTAGCATTTGGGAACGTACATACGTTCTGAATAACTCTTTCGGCCCAAACAGTTTTTGGGAACAGAATTCTTCTTTGGGCAGCCATCCCTTGCATAGGTTTTGCTTTGGCGCCCTTTTTCTTGATATCCGATAGAAGCTCAAAACGACACCAGGCACGTTCCCTTTTAATTTCCCTTTCAATATAGCTGTTTACAGCATTGTGGATTTGGCCTTTTGTCCCAAACCATGTGTTTGGCTGCCACTTTTTGATCAAAGCGACCATGCTTTCAATCCACTTGTCTGGGGTGGTTTTCCCATACCACCAGTCAAGAACCCACAAAGCATCAGCAGTAACTACCACATTCCCATTGTGGTCATACTCCTGCTGGAGTCCTTCCAATCCAAAAATACCATGCTCTGTGAAGTCTGGATCTTTTCTACCAACCTCCTCTGTTACAGCGTAATCGCTCGCAGCGTAAATCCAAAGGTCTTCTGGTATATCTCGTTTGTCGTATCTATCAGCAAACCATTCAAGTTTACAAAAAACACCCTCCTCTGGGGTCATTTCTTGCTGGTATTGACAAAACCACTCTCTTGAATTTCCCTGTTCGAAGATTAAAGATCTCTGGGTTTTTAAGAAAGACAAAGGGAAACGTTTGTTGTCTTTCCCAGGCCACAAGGCTCTCTCTGTAGGGAGACCTTCATCAATAATGGCAGGAAGTTTTATTACCCACCACACTATTGGGTCTGAAGAGTCTACAGGCTTTGTCACAGTTTGCCATACAAACTCTTCACCAGTTTCTTTCCATTTTGAAACTGGAGGGAGTATCCTTCCCGCTAAATCATCCTCGTGCCTTCTGGTCGTTGTAAATAGCTCCAAACGAGGATGCATCAATCGCTGAATAGCATCCCCAAAATAAAAATCAGAAGCAATGTCTCTTTGTCGCTGCGAAGATGCCCCTTCGCTATCCAAAGGATCATCAATGTTTAGGAGATTTGCACCTCGACCAATAATTGTGCCTCCTATACCAGAGGCGTAGTAGACACCCTGTTTTTTCTTTACTTCATGCTCAATTAGCCATCTACCTGCCGCTTTTGCATCTTGCTTCAACGAAACGGTAGGAAACACAGTTTTGTATGGAGGGGAATTTACAATATCTCTTACGTTAGCCCCCATGTCCTGAGATAGACGGTCGTTTTTTTGGACACAGATAACCTCCCATTCTGGATTTCTCCCCAAAACCCAAGCTGGAAACTGTCGAGAGACCAGCTCGCTTTTCCCATGTCTAGGTGCCGTGAATATGGCTAGTTTTGTAACCTCTGGATGCTCGGGGGACTCTAGCTTCATAAGCCATTTGCAAATCAACCTATGATGCCAGCTAACTTCGAAGTTTGGGTGAGTGTTAACGACGAACTTCAACAAATCCTCTTGGCATTCTGCTTGATGCTTACGTCGTCTGATTATCTCTGCGGCGGCGTCGGCTCTGACCTTGTTGAAATCTCTGCTCCCCATATAGGCATTCCCTTACTTTTTAGCTTTTCTTTTCCTTTTCTTTTCTGTTTTCTTTTGAGAGTCTTTCTTTTCCCACTCTTCTGCTAGACCCGGCTTGGTAGCCCACATAAACTTTCTTTGTTGTTTGGAAACAAAAGGCACTATTTCTTCCTTTTGATTCGAGCGACAATAATAGCACTCTTCGGAATTCCTACTTTCTTCTTTCTAAGCTTTGCTCTCATGCGGGCTACTTCTGGGTTTCCTCCTACAGATTTACCCAACCTTGCGTAAGACTTAACTTTTTTACGGGGAGGTAACCCGGACCTACTCTCTTTTTTTGCTAGTTTTTTTGCCATTGAAGTACCTATCTAGCTCTTCTCTATATTCAGGTTTAACAACCACTTTGACGTCTTGAGCCCCAATAAGGAGGCATTTACGCTCTCCCCACTGAAGGTCAACACCTTTATGGAGGGTTGTTAGAACATAATCCCCCTCGCCAAAATCATCGACGTCAGGACCTACTTTCCATACGTAAGAAATACGCCTATGTTCTTTTGCAGAATCAGGTATGTGAATCCCACCCTCACTCATGTTACCTTCGTCTAGGCGCTCTATAATTACAATATCTCTTAGTGGTCTGCAGTCCTTTACCTTCTCTACAGTCATCCTCACAACAAGAACTCCTTTAGTATGCCATCTTGCTTAGTATACCATCTTGCTGCCTGGGGTTTTCTTACTCTTGTATTCGCTATTGGTTGTGCTTTTGCCCATGTAGGACTTTTTCATAGGTTTGCTACCGCCGGCCGTTCTAGTTTTGTGAGAACTCCTTGTTGTGGTGTTACCAGCTCCTTTGTCTCCATAAGGGGTGCGGGTGCTTCTAATAGCCTTGCTACCAGCAGCCTTGGGGGTCTTGTACATTTGTTTGGTAGTTGATTTAGTCGCGCTTCGCTTTGGAGACATAGCTGTTGGAGACAAAGCTGTTGGGGTGTTCGCAAACCGCGGGCCTAACTTAGATGCCCCATAACCTTTGCCTGATTTACTTCCTTTATTTCCGTATGACATAGCACCTTTTCCGTATTCTTTTGGCATTAGATACTCCTTATTGTCCTAGTGGACAGTTTTTGCAGCCTCTATACCGACCGCTTTGTTTGTTCCCTTCTCCCAGAATTGAGAGAACACTACCCCTCCTTCAGGGTTTGGGATTAATGTACACATCTTTGTAGTATATCCAACCACTGTTCCAATTGCGTTGTCTGTGCATTCGAGTTTGTCAGGCTGTGTAGCCACAAGGATTTCTTGGTGATGAATAAAACCTACGTCTGGATCTTCCTGACAAAGGGAAATGATGTTTCCGTGGCCTTTGCTTAGTGGCACTGGTCTAACAACGATCTTCAAAAACGAGCTGGCATCTAGGGTGTCTGTTAGAGCTTTCTGGAGACAACTCTCTGCAATCTCAACAGCCTCTTTGTGATTCATAAAGGCATCATAAGCAAGCTCCCTAGCAACAGCTTTCAAGTTTTTTGTGCTACCTACACGTAAGGATTTATGTAGTTTGATTTTCGACATTGTTATTTGCTCAGAATTTCTTCGACCGCTGAAGTCGCACTTTCTACACCTCGTCTAATTTTAGCGGATAGACGCATTCTGTTATATAGGGCCCGTTCTCTTTTCGAAAGCTTCGTTTTCCCTATTTTCCCTGTAGGCATACCATCTTCGCCAACAACCCCTTTGGCTTTCAGACCTGATATGACTGAACTAAGAATGTTTTTATCTTCCATCCAGGCGTACTTATTTTTCTTCTTCTTTCTCTTATTGAGTTCTATCACCAAACCTCGTGGCCTGGGCGCCCTTTGGATTTGACCAACTTCGTACCTTGAAGTGGGTTCCATTTGGGGAGTACCAATCCGAAGCCTTGTTCCAGATCTCCCGGAAGGAAGTTTGCCTGCTCTAAGTCGTGGCCCATTAGCCATTAATATCTCCCATAATATCGGTAAGTGTCTCTAGTGTTTCTGTCTCCGCTTCGCCATTGGAACCGTTCTATAAGCTCTCTCCCTCCGCTTGTGGTTACTTTTGCTTTGAGTGTCCCTTCGATACCTTCGGAAATTGTAATAGAGATAACCCCAGCAGAATTCACTGAACTACTGTCGACAGTAACTCCGTAACGGTCTAAAATCTCTATACTATCTGCAGTTTCTCCGCCCTCTAACCTGCCAGACATGTCAAGAGGATAAGTGTCCTTTTCATTATGTCTGTAACGAATCCAAGTCATCGCATCTCTGTTCTGCCTATCTCGAAAAGGATAATCTCGGCGGTATGTGTAGCCTGTTCTAGCCATATCAAACCCTAGCTCACTAAAAATATAAGCGAAAAAAACAATGCTCTTACAAAAAAACCAGTCAGACGGATTTTGTCACATTTCTTCATAGTTGTCTTCATAGGGAGAAGCCAGCTCTAAACCGGTCTCTATCTCTTCAAGTCTCGTAATAATGGCATCAGCAAAGGATACAAGAACCTCGGAAGAAGCTCTGATGTTTTTAGGTAAAACCCCTCGGCCGGCATAACCCTTGCATAAGGCGAGAACTATTTGGAGCCTATTTGGACACACAGGAAGGGGGGAATTTACCCTTTTAGTCATAATGAACCTCAAATACCTCATCGTCTGAAGTATTTTCCAAATTATCCTTATTTTCTTTGTCGTTTCTAGCACTTAACCTAAAAGACTCACTCTCTTTAGCCAGTTCTGGATCTCCGCTAGCCACAATTTCCATCAGCTCCTCGTCGGACATGTCAGAAATGCGCTTTATGTTAACAGAGTGTTGAATATGCTTTTTGTCCACAAAATCCCCCTCAATTTTTCCATCAAGCTCAACAGCTTTAAGAACATCACCGTCTCGAGCTTTCTCTTTTCGAGCTACCCTAGCCAGGATGCTACGCCTCTCAGTCTTCGTCATATGTTCTTCTTTTACAATTTTCACCATATTTGAAAGACTCCGTCTCCTTTGGTACCCAAAAGAACTCCCTACCCTTTTATTCGCTAAAACATCCCTGAAATCTTTATTCGGCCCGAAAAACTTACCTACTGAAGACTCCGCAGCGGCTAAAAAAGGCTCCCCATCCGTAACCTTTTCCATAACCTCCTCAACAAAACCTCGCTGTTTGGCCGTAAGTCGGACCTTATGCGCGTAGATCCTCTTTCGGCCGGTGCTTCCAAATTGGTATTTCCCAAAGTTAGCATTGGGCTTTCTTCGCTTAGGCATTAGGTATGTAAAGTATACATATTTATTATGGGGTAGGCAAGAAGGTATCGCTAGTATACTTAATATATATGGAGGCTGTATAAATTTGAAATTTGGTGGGGATAGGTACGCACACTTTCCTTTCCAATCCCGACCAACATACCCCCCCCCAGGGTCGTCATCGTAGGACTCAACTTTTTCCTGCAAAACTGTAAAAAAAAGGAGACGGTCCGCCTTTCGGCGGGGAAGGCAAGGTCTTTATGAATACTCACCTTCAAAGACAGCCAAATCGCCACACAGCTCTGCTTCACCGGCAACCCGGACAGTCCCAAAGGCGCTCACATTCCCAGACAGCTTGGCATTCCCAAAGATCTCTGAATTATCTAAAGCTCGAGAGTCGCCAGACAGCTCAGCATTCTGAGAGATGCGTGTGTTTCCATAGGCCCGTGAATTGCCCGAACATTCAGCGTTACCAAACACCATCGCGTCACCCGAGACGCGCGTGTCTCCTGACAACTTAGCAGTGCCAGAGACTCTTGCGTATCCCGCCACTGTAGAATTGCCTGAAACAACCGCATCCTCAAATACCTTTGAGAACTCGCCAACTCTGGAACATCCGGTGGCTATAGCGTTGCCGGACATCTCAGCAGCCCCAGACACCTTTGAGTTCTCTAGAGCAACGGCTTCCCCGCCTACCCAGCAGTCGTGTAGATGGCTCAGGTTTGATTCTTGCTCAAGCCACCCGCCAATGACCCCGTCAGCCAACCGACGGATTTGGCGGACAGTCCTACCGTGAATTTCCTTGGTCTCACCAGTAAATTCATACTTCTGCAACTGACGGACTTTCATCTCTGCCTCTTTCATTGAGTATCTCCTTAGCGTTTAGAGCCCATCAACGGTTTCTAACCCAATTAGGTACTTCGTGTCCAGGTCACATGCGTGCTTCGAACACCTCAGCGTTTTTAGACACCTCAGCGTTTCCATATACCTTAGCATATCCAAACACCTTGGCGTCCTTGTACACCTGAGCGTTCCCAAACACCAGAGCATCCCCACACACCAAAGCATTTCCGTACACCCTAGCTTCTCCGTACACCTTAGCCTCCCCAGACACCCAAGAGTCCCCGTACACCAAGACATCCCCAAATACCTGAGCGTCTCCGTTCACCTGGGCGTTCTCGAGCACCCTGGCGTTTTCAGCTACCTTAGCGTTTTCTCCTACCCAACATTCCCCCTCTTGGCTTAGATTCTCTTCTTTTTCGATCCACCCTCCTATCTCGCCGTCTGATAGCCTACGGATTTGCCGAAGGGTTGAGTTCTGGAATTGTTTAGTTTCGCCTGTGAATTCATACTTTTTGGTCATCTTTAAAATCAAGCACCCTTTAGCTGGTAACCAGCAGTTCAGTTATCACTCCTCGTTTCGTTGCATCTCTGTTGATCGATCGTCGAGCCTTGACAACTTCCACCCTCAATCCTTTGTAGATTCTACGAGTAAAAGGGGTGTCGGAATTCGAGAGAATGATGCACACACCTTTCTCTAATAGCTGTTTGGCGAAGTTTGCTAACTGTACGTGCTGTTCTTCTGTGAACCCCTGGCTTGTATAGCTAGTGAAAGATTGGTTATCCCTGGGATAATATGGGGGATCGAAGTATACCAGATCCCCTGGGTGCGGATCGATCTGGAAGGCATCTTGACATTTGATAGTAGCCTTCGACAACGCTCGGGATGCCTCCATGAGGGTATGACGATCCAAGATTAACGGATTTTTGTATTGTCCGAATGGTGTGTTGAATAGACCCCTCTTATTGACCCGGTATAATCCGTTAAAACAAGTTTTGTTCAAGTAAATCATTCTTGCGGCTTTATGCGCGTAGGGTAGCAATCTGACGTCCATCGATCGGACTGTGTAGAAGCTCTCTCTCGTATTCTCCCCCAGTAGCTCCAAATAATTTATGACGTTCTCCGGCTCGTCTCGAATGGCCAAGTACGTATGGATCAGCTCTTGATTGGTGTCGGATAAGGTGGCACGGCACGGACAAAGATCGAAAAATAACGCTCCACCACCGACGAACGGTTCATAGTACCGACCGAACGTCCTAGGGACGGATCGGCGTAGTTCGGGCAGGAGTTGTCGTTTTCCACCCGCCCATTTAAGAAATGGTCTTGTCATAGTTTCTGAGTGTATCAATCGGAAACAAAAAGTGTCTTTAAAATCAAGGACTTACGAGTCACTTCTGAGCCCGCAGGGCGGAGGGCCGCCGCTAGGCTTTGGCCCACCGTTCTCTGAAGGAGAACTCAGACGAGCGTAGCATACCTTAAGTGAGAAGTAAAGTGGGAAATTCTCGTTTAATATCCACAACTTGCAGATATCCTAATGTCAAAATGAGACACTTAGTCGCAAAAATGTACAGTAAACTGGAACATCTCTCCGTAAGTATCTGAAAATAGGTCATAAGATCCACGAGGGCGGCAAAGGGCTGAGGGGACAACAGAGGACTGTTGGTATTTTTTTCACTACAAAATCTCCTTTTTCCCTGACACTTTGGTGGTTCCAGACACCCTGACGTACCCGTGTACCTTGGCATCTCCAAGAACTTGAGCGTTTTCGTATACAAAAGCGTTTTCAAACACTTCAGCGTTCCCAAACACCCAAGCATCCCCATATACCTTGGCCTTTCCGAACACCTCAGACCTTCCAGACACCTGAGCGTTTCCAGACACCTGAGCGTTTCCAGACACCTTAGCGTTTATGGACACTTGAGCGTTTCCGTATACCTTAGAGTTTCCGTATACCTGAGCGTTTCCGTACACCTGAGCGTTTCCGTATACCTGAGCGTTTCTGTAAACTAGAGCATTTCCAAAAACTTTAGAGCTTTCATACACCTTAGCGATTCCAAACACATTAGCGCTTCCACCCACCCAAGCGTCTCCGTACACCCTAACGTTTCCAAATACCTTAGCGTTTTCAAACACTTTAGAGTTTTCAAACACTTTAGCGCTTCCACATACCTCAGTGTTTCCGAGCACTTTAGCGCTTCCATATATCTCAGCGTTTTCGTACACCCAAGCGTCTCCATAAAGCTTAGCTCTTTCGCGCACCTTGGCGTCTCCGGATACCTTGGCGTCTGCAAAAACCAAGACACCCCCAAATACCTCAGCGTTTTCGTACACCTCAGCATTCCCGGACACTTTAGCGTTTTCGTACACCTTGGCGTTTCCATGCACCAGAGCGTCTTCGTACACCTGAGAGTCTTCAGACACAAAAGCGTTTTCGTACACCTTGGCGTGCCCAAATACCTGGGCCTTGCCGGACACGAGAGCCTTTCCGAACACCCGAGCATACCCGGATACCTTGGCGTTTTCGTACACCCAAGCGTTTCCGAATACCTGAGCGTGGGAGCCCACTTGAGCGTTTCCAGACACATGAGTCTTACCGAACACCAAGGCGTCTCCAGATATCTTAGCATCCCCAGAAACCCAAGCGTCGCCAGACACCTCAGCGTCACCAGACACCTTGGCGTTTTCGAACACCTCAGAGTCTCCAGACACCTTGACGTTTCCTCCTACCCAACATTCCCCGTAATGGCTTAAGTTCTCCTCTTTTTCGATCCAACCACCTATCCTGCCGTCTGATATTCTGCGGATTTGGCGTAGGGTTGAGTTCTGTATCTGTTTAGTTTTGCCTGTGAATTCATACTTTTTGGTCACAGCTGTTCCTTTTCGATCTTCAACAATGTAGCTTCAGGACGTCCCCAGACACCTTGGCGTCTCCATATACCTGAGTGGTTCCGTATACCTCAGCGTTTTCGTACACCTCGGCGTTTCCAAATACCTCAGAGTTTTCGTACACCTTGGCTTCCCCGAACACCTTAGCGTCCCCAAATACCTCAGCGTTTTCGTACACCTCGGCGTTTCCAAACACTTTAGCATATCCATATACCTCAGAGTTTCCGTACACTTCGGCGTTTCCAAATACCTCAGAGTTTCCAAATACCTCAGAGTTTTCGCGCACCTCGGCGTCTCCGTACACCCAAGCCTTTCCAGATACCTTGGCGTTTCCGTACACCTGAGCGTTTTCGAACACCCAAGCCTTCCCAGATACCTTGGCGTTTCCGAATACCCTAGCGTCGCCGGACACCTGAGTAGACCCAGTCACCTTGGCGTTTCCATACAACCTGGAGTTTCCAGACACCTGAGCGCCCCCATATACCCCAGCGTTTTCGCCAACTTGAGCAGCTCCAATCACCCAAGAGTTTCCAGACACCTTAGCGTCCCCGGACACATGGGCGTTTTCGAACACCCTGGCGTTTTTAAACACTTTAGCGTTCCCTCCTACCCAACATTCCCCGTCATGACTTAAGTTCTCCTCTTTTTCTAACCAGCCCCCTATCTCGCCGTCTGATATTCTGCGGATTTGGCATAAAGTTGAGTTCTGGAATTGTTTAGTTTCGCCTGTGAATTCATACTTTTTGGTCACAGATGTTCCTTTTTGCTCTTCAGCAATGAAGCTCAAGCGTTTCCAGACACCTCAGAGTTTCCGCACACCTTGACGTCCCCAAACACCTTAGCGTATCCGTATACCCTAGCGTCCTCGTACACCTTGGCGTCTCCATACACCCAAGCCTTCCCAGATACCTTGGCGTTTCTGTACACCTTGGCGTGTCCGTACACCTTGGCGTTTTCGTGCACCTCAGAGTTTCCGTACACTTTAGCGTTTCCGTATACCAGAGCCTCACCGAACACCTTAGCGTCCCAGAACACCTTAGCGTTTCCGTACACCCAAGCGTTTCCATACACCTTAGCGTTTCCGTACACCTTGGAGTTTTCGTACACCTCGGCGTTTCCGGACACCTTAGCGTTTCCGTACACCTCAGAGTTTTCGTACACCTCGGCGTCTCCGTACACCCAAGCCTTTCCGCACACCCAAGCGTGTCCGTACACCTTGGCGTTTTCGTGCACCTCAGAGTTTCCAGATACCTTGGTGTACCCAAACACCTCAGAGTTTCCATATACCTGAGCGTTTCCGGACACCTTAGCGTTTCCAGATATCTTAGAGTTTTCCCCTACCCAACATTCCCCGCTATGACTTAAGTTCTCCTCTTTTTCGATCCAACCACCTATCCTGCCGTCCGATAGCCTACGGATTTGCCGAAGGGTTAAGTTCTGTAACTGTTTAGTCTCACCTGTGAATTCGTATTTGTCGACCATAGCTGTTCCTTTTCGATCTTCAACAATGTAGCTCAAGAGTTTTCAACCACCTCAGCGTTTCCAGACACCTCAGAGTTTCCGCACACCTTGGCGTCCCCGAACACCTTAGCGTGTCCGTATACCAAAGTCTTTCCAGATACCTTGGCGTCTCCATACACCTTGGCGTCTCCATACACATGAGCGTTTTCGCGCACCTCGGTGTCTCCGTACACCCAAGCCTTTCCAGATACCTTGGCGTTTCCATACACATGAGCGTCTCCGTACACCCAAGCCCTTCCAGATACCCTGGCGTTTCCGAGTACCCTGGCGTCTCCAAATACCTCAGCGTTTTCGTACACCTCGGCGTTTCCGAATACCTCAGAGTTCTCGTACACCTTAGCGTCTCCGAACACCTTAGCGTCCCCGAACAGCTTGGCGTGTCCAGACACCTGAGCGTATCCGTATACCCTAGCGTCCTCGTACACCTTGGCGTTCCCAAATACCTCAGCGTTTCCATATACCCTAGCGTATCCAGATATCTTGGCGTCGCCGAACACCTTACCATTACTAGACACTCGAGCAGACCCAGTCACCCAAGCGTTTTCGTACACCTCAGCGTTTTCATACACCTCAACGTTTCCGTGTACCTTAGCACATCCAAACACCTTGGCGTTTTCGTACACCTTGGCGTCTCCGTACACCCAAGCCTTTCCAGATACCTTGGCGTGTCCAAACACCTTGGCGTTTTCGTACACCCAAGCAAATCCAGTCACCCAAGCGTTTTCGTACAATCGAGCGTTTCCATACACCTCAGAGTTCCCGTTCACCTTAGCAACTCCACACACCTTAGCATATTCAAACACCTTGGCGTCCTCGTACACCAGAGCCTCCCCGTACACCAGAGCCCCCCAGAACACCTTAGCGTGCCCGAACACCTTGGCGTTTTCGTACACCTGAGCGTCTCCGGACACCTTGGCGTTTCCGTATACCTCAGAGTTTCCAGACACCTGAGCGTTTCCGTACACCTCAGAGTTTTCGTGCGCCTGAGCGTCTCTGTACACCCAAGCCTTTCCAGACACCTTGGCGTATCCGTACACCTTGGCGTCTCCGTACACCCGAGTCTTCCCAGATACCTTGGCGTTTCCGAATACCTCAGAGTTCTCGTACACCTGAGCGTCTCTGTACACCCAAGCCTTTCCAGATACCTTGGCGTTTCCGAACACCTCAGCGTCGCCGGACACCTCAGCGTCTCCGAACACCTCAGCGTTTCCGAACACCTTAGCGCTTTCCCTTACCCAACATTCCCCGTCATGACTTAAGTTCTCCTCTTTTTCTAACCAGCCCCCTATCTCGCCGTCTGATATTCTGCGGATTTGGCATAAAGTTGAGTTCTGGAATTGTTTAGTTTCGCCTGTGAATTCGTATTTGTCGACCATAGCTGTTCCTTTTCGATCTTCAGCAATGAAGCTTCAGGACGTCCCCAGACACCTGAGCGTCCCCGGACACCTGAGAGTTTTCGAACACCCTGGCGGTTCCGAACACCTTGGAGTTTCCGTACACCTTGGCGTTTCCATACACCTCAGAGTGTCCGGTCACCCGAGCGTTTCCGAACACCCAAGCGTCGTCAGACACCTCAGAGTCACCAGACACCTCAGCGTTTCCGGACACCTCAGCGTTTCCATACACCTTGGCGTTTTCGTACACCTCAGAGTGTCCGGTCACCCGAGCGTTTCCGAACACCTTAGAGTTTTCGTACACCTTAGCGTGTCCGTACATCCAAGCGTTTCCGAACACCTTGGCGTGTCCGCACACCCAAGCGTTTTCGTACACCTCAGAGTGTCCGGTCACCCGAGCGTTTCCGTATACCTGAGCGTTTCCGTATACCTTAGCGTGTCCGTACACCCAAGCGTTTCCGTACACCCAAGCGTCTCCGCACACCCAAGCGTTCCCGCACACCCAAGCGTCTCCGCACACCTGAGCGTTTCCGTATACCTGAGCGTTTCCGTATACCTGAGCGTTTCCGTACACCTTAGCGTCTCTGTACACCTTAGCGTTTCCAGATATATTAGCGTTTCCCCCTACCCAACATCCCCCGTCATGGCTTAAGTTCTCCTCTTTTTCTACCCACCCACCTATCTTACCGTCTGATAGCCTACGGATTTTGCGTAGGGTTAAGTTGTGTAACTGTTTAGTCTCGCCTGTGAATTCGTATTTTTTGGTCACAGCTGTTCCTTTTTAATCTTCAGTAATGTAGCTTCAGGGCATCCCCAGACACCTTAGCGTCTCCAGACACCTGAGAGTTTTCGAACACCCTGGCGTTTCCGAACACCTTAGAGTTTCCAGACACCTGAGCGTTTCCGAACACCTTGGAGTTTTCGTACACCTCAGAGTTTCCAGACACCTTAGCGTCTCCGGACACCTCAGAGTTTCCGTACACCTTGGTGTCGCCGAACACCTTAGTGGTTCCGCACACCTGAGCGTGTCCGTACACCTCAGAGTGTCCGGTCACCCGAGCGTTTCCGAACACCCAAGCGTCGTCAGACACCTCAGAGTCACCAGACACCTTGGCCTTTCCGGACACCTTGGAGTTTCCATACACCTTGGCGTTTTCGTACACCTCAGAGTGTCCGGTCACCCGAGCGTTTCCGAACACTTTGGCGTTTTCGTACACCTTGGCGTTTTCGTACATCCAAGCGTTTCCGCACACCCAAGCGTTTCCGTATACCTGAGCGTTTCCGAACACCTCAGCGTCACCAGACACCTTAGCGTCCCCGGACACATGAGCGTTTCCAGATATATTAGAGTTTTCCCCTACCCAACATTCCCCGCTATGACTTAAGTTCTCCTCTTTTTCTAACCAGCCCCCTATCTCGCCGTCTGATAGCCTACAGATCTGACGCAAGGTTGAGTTCTGGAATTGTTTAGTTTCTCCAGTGAATTCATACTTTTTGGTCATGTTTCACCAACCCCCTGTAGATACTCTAAAAGAACGACATCTACTTTCTCTCCAAAGTCTTCGTACCGCTCACCTAAATTCTTATCGTCAGTTGCAATCTCTATAGGCAGCTCTACAGTACCTAAACCTTCGCATAAGCCACAAACCCAAACCCCGCATCCTGGTACTTCAGGGTCTTCGTGAAAATTGTCTGGCCATTTGTCTTTACTGTCTAGTGTCGTCGATATTGAGTCTCGCGTCATATAATGCGTATGAGGAGCAAGGCCGTAACAAGTACCGATTCCTGCGCAGTATGGGCACGCAACGACATCCGGCAGCTGCGGTAGTTCAAACTCATCCCACATTAGATAGCTCCAAATGCACTATCCATGCCAACAAAAAATCCTCACAGAAACATGCGCCCTTGAAACCAACTATGACATTTATGCCATACCGCGCTTTCAACCCTCTGATTTCAGCTATGACATATAAGTCATACCATTAAAATTACATGGAGAATCGGTCGCTTCTACTATGACACGTAAGTCATAGACAAACTGCTTCTAGTCTCTATACGGAAGATTTCTGGCTTGCAAGTCATTGTTCTCAGGAATCTTTAATATGGCACGCGGCGTGCAAAGAAATCAACAACTAACCAAACGGAGAAAAAATGGGTGAGGAAAAACACGACACATTTTCTGTAGGAACCTGCGAACGGGCACAGATTCTGAAGACAACAAAGGATTCACTAACTAGGACTAAGATGGAAGTGGTAAACCTTGTGAACCTGTTTGATAGCTTGGTTGAGACAGGGTCCAAAGAGGCGATAAGGGACGCTGCTCTAGTACAATACCTTTTCATTGCAGTTAAGAATGCACAGAGGATCCTAACCATTCTTCACAAAGAGCCTAGGGGCGTTATTAGTGTGTCTAAAAACAAGTGAGAAAAGAGCATCCGTTGCTAGGAATATTGCCTCTTACGTGAGACACCTCGAAAAGAGGCTTTCGGGGACTGAGAAAGATAACGCAAAGATAAAGCGTCAGATAGGCGATGTGCAACAGTGATACAGCGAAGTAAAACAACATCCTATTACAGAATAAAATCAGCACGAGACCACGTAGATCGAGCTGAGCTTGTTCAAGAGGCGAAGGCTGTAGCTTCGGAGTACAGAAACCTGTACGGGTGTGCAGATGCTCAAACTAATTATCTAGAGCTAACTTCGTACTGGGCCGCCATCGTAGACGGAAACCCAGAACTCCAAGGAATGTTTCTAGAGTTTGTAGCACTAGTCGATCATTTCTTATGGAACACAGTAGGTTGCGACGGGTCTGGGGAGGTCCACATGGTCGATGGGACAATACAAAACTGCGTCCACTGCAACAAAAGAGAAGCGCTCTTTACAAAGTTTGTAAGTTAAAGACGATACCATGTTCTCTATAACTAAAGAAGATTTTCTAAAGGCCGAAGTAAGAGAAATCTGTAAAGCCTTTGAGGAAAGAGAAACATGCAAAGCTTTCACAGAGTTTGTACAGAAGTTCCCTAAGGGTTTCTACTGCGATAGATGGACTTTTAAAGAAGTTAGGAAATTACTAGAAAATGAAGAGTTTAGATCATATTACAGTTGGTTAGTTTGTGTAAAGATAATACCAGAAGTTTCTTTTATAAATAGAGACTTGTCTTGTAAAGATCTCCAAAATGTAGATTTACGAAGTGTAGACCTCCGAAATGTAAATCTCCGAAACTCAAACCTCCAAGGGGCAAAGTTCCTAGGGGCCAATCTGTACGAGGTAGATTTCCAAGGCGCAAATCTTGAAAAGTTAAACCTAAGAGGGGCAAACCTCGAAAGGGCAAAGCTCCAAGGGGCAAACCTCAAAAGGGCAAAGTTAAGAGGAGCTAATCTTAGGGAAGCGGATCTTCGAAAGGCGAATCTTGGAGAAGCGGATCTCTGCTGGACAGATCTTCGCGGAGCCAAATACAGAAAAGAAGACCTAAAATTCGCGTTTACAGAAGGCGCCAGGTTTTGAGGTAGTGAGCCGTGAAAACCTTTGACGAAATACACAAAGACCTTTTTAACTTGGATAACACCTTGATGGCTTTTTGGAGAGAACTAAGAGGCACTTTGGACGTTTTAGAAGTCGCCAAAGGTAGAGGTGTGCAAACTGAGAAGGCTGAAAAGCTTACTATGGATCTGTTGGAAGCTATAGACGAGGCATGCTTTTCAATAGCCCTTCTGAGGCAAGAACTATATGACAAAGAGATGAGCTAAAATAGACTACGTACTGGCCGAAACAGGACGGCCGTTAAGCACAGCCTGCACAGCACGATGACAACGCCGCATCGTCGCCCACAAGGATGGGAGTCCCTGATACATGCAGGTGAGCGACAAATAACAAGCGGCAACAAGACACGAAGAAAGTGCCGGCAGACACTAATTCTGCTACGTCACAGGTCCGATTTATTCGGGTAGGTGGAGTGGGCTACGATAACGCCCACACGTAGAATAAAGGAAAAGAGAACCAAATGAAGAAAATTCTTGTTGTAGAGGAGCTTTGGGCGGTGGAAGGTATAAAGCCTTATAGAAGTGCCATTGTGGAAAGGCTAAAGCACGAGTTTCCTTTAGTATCTGTGTATCTTAAAGCCCCGCTATGTGATGTTAGCGGCTTCTCTTGTGTTGTGTTGCCTTGGAGCTATAACGGACCTAACATGGCGGAGGTGTGTAAAAAAAAAGAGTACCCTTCATTGTTTTCACAAACTACCCTAAGGTCGTGCCTCCGCAGTACATAGTAGTCGATTCAGAAGGTGAAGAAGACGGAATATATGATTTATTGAAAGAAATAAAGAGAGTCCTAGATAAGAAAAGAAAGCCAAGAAAGAGGTAAACAAAATGACTTTGCTCTTTACAGCGCTAGTTGCAGTCCCAATGCAACCTACATATCAGGAGGGGGTCTGCGAAGATCCAGAACTCATATACTTCTACACAGAGAGCCCTTGCAGACAAGCAGTGTACTGCGAAGATCCTTCTAGACCAGACATAATCTCGGATGTTTCACCATCAGGGCCTGTATATGCGCAATGGTGGTGTAAGATAGTAAACAGGGTGCAATACTTGTGTCTTTGGCCGGCAGTGCTCGGGGCTTACCTAACGTATGAAAAGTATGCCATTATGAAGGAGTCCAGGGAAGATAGCTATGTTCGCTGTGATGGGTTTGAAGACGTTTGCACGATCCCGATGGGGTGGGCAGGTAAAATGAGGTAACTATGAAAGCTATATTAGGTGTTTTTTGTGGTCTATGTGTGGTTTCGTGTAGTGGCGGAGACTTCCAACATGGACTGCCAGACTTTAACTGTTTATATGACTTTGAAGCGGGGGGAATGACATTTTGTCTTGAATACTTGCCAGACAAAGAGATTAATAAGGATGTTGTAGAAACTATGGTGGAGAGAATAGAGCAAGAGGTTAGTGCAGAGTACCCTTGGGTAGTAGACGTGAGAAGTATGCTAGAAAGTGTGGGAACCTTTGTTATAGTAGTTAATGGAGAGACTAGAAGGTTTGTGACTAATTGTGCAGCGAGTGGAAACGTTTATGTTTGTGACAAAGAAGTAAGAGGTTTCATTGACTACGCTAATCAGTTGATAATGTTGCATCCTCCTCAGCCAAATTACTGTTATGCACACTACATATTAATGCACGAGATCCTTCATAGTATTGACGTAAACATGATGAACGGCGTAGGGTCCCATGATAGACAGAAGTTTTGGGGACAGTTCACCGTCGGTTCAATAGAAAACAGACTAATAAAAGCTATAGAGAAAGAGATAAGGCCTTCCTTTGCAGAAGACTGTAGCTGACATGATGTTGGGAACATTAGAGTGTTTTCTCCCCCAGACAGAAGTGTTCACTATAGTAAACAAGAGGAGAAAGAAACAATGTTTGGAAGAATGGTTTTCGTCGTCGGAATGTCCATGTTTTCTTTGATGGACTCAAATAAGGGGTATGAAAAACCGGTAGAAGTTGAAATAGTAGTAGAGTACGTCACCAGATGGTGCCTTGTTAACCTTGTCGGTGGTGAGGAGACAGTTCTGATGGCACAGGTTGGAGATGAGGAGCCTGTAGTCATTTCAGTAATTGAAAAATGCAAAGCACTTTAAAGAAAGATAAAATGAACAAGACAATCTATGCACGTATTGAGAAAGAAGTTCGTCGACAGGTAGACCTATGGGGGGAGCAAAACCACCAGGATGTAACAAACGGAGATGTCGAATATGAGTGCTCGGCTAGGGAGTACTACAGAAACCAAGCAGACCTTTTGAAGATGTCAAACGAGTATGAGGACAAAGCAGGGGTTTTGACCTGGGAGACCATCCTGTTGGAAGAAGTATATGAAGCCTTAGCAGAAAGTGATCCTGAGAAGGTCAAAAATGAGTTGGTGCAGGCAGCGGCGGTGATTGTCACCTGGATTAACTGCATTGAGCGTAGGGTTCTAGGAAATAGAGAAGAGAAAGAAAATGCGGTTTGTCAGGCTTGATGACACAAGCCAAGGAGTAGGTAAGTGGCACAGGATTCTTGAGGTAAAAGAGGACTTATTTGGGGAAGTTTCTTTGACATTCTGTGCGCTAAAAATAGAGGACTACCGCCACCTAAAGAATTCTAGGTGTGTTGATAAGCTGAATAGATGCGAAAGATGTGAGAAAACGTTTAAGCGTGGGGATTAAAACAGATGTTGAGCGGAAGTAAGCTAACAAAAGAATTGAAGAGGATGAAAAAAGAGGAGGTTTCAAAGTACAAGCCGATGGCTTGGATGGAGATAGAAAACACCCATCTTGTAGTCCATAACAAAAATAACGTAGACACAGAAACGTTTGAAGACTACATGCACTCGGTGGTTTGTAATGAGGACAAAATAAAAAGGGCATTGGTGCTGAGTTTTGGGGGGGGATTTGACGCAAAGCAGAAGGCTGTTTTTGCAAAGAAGATCATGCATAAAGTTGGGATCAAGCTGGCGTTTGTAGGGATCTCTGAGGGTGCTGGGGCCTCCGCTGCTAGGATCATAGCTAACATTGCTTCCAGGGTGTATGTCCCGCTAGATATCAAGTTTTTCCCTATGACAAAGTTGAGCGAAGCCTTCGATCATATCGAAGTGCCAAGAGTTCATGTGATGGTCATGAGAAGCAAGATTAGGTTTCTTGCGGGTAAGGTGGGGGAAGGTCTCGATTTCTGATAAGATATCAGAACCCTACGAATCCAAATCCATGACGGTGACATTGAGCCGACCGGGGATAATACTGATCTCGCCAAGCAAAAAAGAGGAGAAAATTATGGAACAAAGAGTTTTCACAAAGGAAGAGGTCATAGACATGGCTACTCTAGCCGCAGAAAAGTGGAACGACACTACCAAAAAAAGCACTATTGAGTACAGAGAAGAGTGTTGCGAAAGGGACCTGCGTGAATTAATGTATGGGCTCTGGGGAGAAATGTGGAAAATATACAACAAAGCTTTCTACGCACGTCTTGGGAAGCTAGTATCTAATAGTGAGAAGGTTTTTAAGGTTTAACATGGAAAAAGAGAAGGAAGAGATTCTAGAGCCTTTACATTGTAAAGACTTTGTAACACTAGCTACAGCTTGGGTACATGAAGGAGCGGGCTGTGGGGCTCATCCTAAGAGTTGTCAGTGCCAACCTTGTTTTGTTGCGCGGCAAATTTTGAGGATTCTTGGTCTTCTGCATCCAGCTCCCACACCCTCCCACAAAACGGACACTTGCCTACCTTGCGAAGCTGTTCGGCGGGAGAAGAATACTCAACCCCGCAAGAGCATCGCCAAGAGAAAGCAGGCACCAAAGTCCCGCAAGACAGGCTGAAACGCATAGTAATGTCATATTATTAAACAAAAACATGGTTGTAAAGGTCTAGAGCTATGAGCAAAGCCAACTGGACAGGAACGCGGATTCTTGGAGAAATCTTGGAAACGTGGAGAGAAGCAACAGATGGGACTAAAATTATCCTTGTAAACATGTATGGAGAAACCATAAAGCTGCCAGAGAACAAAGTCGAAGATCTAGGGGATGGTACCATTAGGGTAGCCAACGACTTGCTAAGAGGTAGAGGAGAGATCTTGAGAGCTAAAGAGAAATACACCAAAGAAAAAGTCAAGTAGGTGTCTATGTGGCACGTCTGAAAAGAAACGCCGCCAAGTTTTCAGACCTAAGTGATGAGGAGTTCTTAGAAAAGTATGCTCCTAGCTGGAAAAGTTGGGTAAAGGAACCCGCTCCTAGGTATCATTGGCTTGTGAAGGCATGGCTTCCAGCCCAAGGTATCACAATTCTGTCAGGTCACGAGAAAAGGGCAGGAAAGTCTTTGTTGGCTTTCCAGCTGGCTATGTGCGTAGCGGAAGGGCTGAAGACCACTTCAATGCACGCCATAAAAAAAGGAGGAGTGTTGTACATTTTGGGGGAGATGCCACACAGAGAAGTTTTAGATAGGGTGTGGGCAACAACAAGAGGGTTGGGAGTCGAGGAGCCTTCCCCCAACGTCCGCTTCAACTACCTTCAAGGCACCAAGCTGGACGATGAGCGCCATGTGAAAGCAATCACAAGAGCAATAAAGCTTCAAGAGCCAGTGTTGGTTATATTGGACACTTTTTTCTATCTTCATGATGTTAACGAAAACCAACCAGAAGAATTAAAACCAATAGTAAACGTGGTGCAGGGTCTGCAAAGAATGAACTGCGCCGTTCTACTCCTAGTCCATTTGAATAGAGGTCGCGGGGAAAATCCAGACTTCTCTGTGAGCAGTCAGATAAGAGGGTCCAATGTACTACCTGGGGTAATGGACTTCCATATAGCCTTGAGAAAATACAAAGATGACGCACAGCCTCCCAGGGTTATTTTTGAGGGTAGAGGCCAAGTCCCGCCGCCAGGGGATATGCTATGGACCTTTGATAATAGGAAAAGGATCATAAAAACGGAAGACGAGGAGGATTTTGAAGAAGAATATCTGCATTCCTTGAGCTTCAGATACGTTACAGATGAAGAGAAAGACAAGGAGAGCATGGAAGAGCTGGAAAGGTTAGCAGAGTTTTTAGAGGACAATGTCCCTTACACCCAAACTGAGCTAGCAAAGTTGTGGGATGTAGACCCTAAGGCAGCAGGCAGGATAAGGACAAAGCTTAAGAGTCGCGGGTTTATCAAGTTAAAAGGTTCGAAAGCAGTAAAGGTGCTTTGAAAATGGCGAATAAGCTTCTGTACGGAAGTTAAAAACTGTTGTCAGAAATCCTGGTGTGTATTAGAAATATAAAAACAAGAGGAGAAAAAAAATGTCCGAAGGAAAAAGAAAAAGCGTAAGGCGGAGCCCTAGATACTCGTCTACGGAGTATGAAGCTTACAAGGCTGGGAAAGAAAACCTGCATGCAGTCCCTTCAAAAGAGCAAGTAGCCGAACAGCTGCAAAGGTTCGAACCTCAAGTAAGTCCTGTACATGAGGACATTATTTCGATGAAGGTTGGAAAACTAGCGGTAACGAACGATAGGTCTTATGGCGAAGCTGGTAGAGTCCTTTGTAGAACAGTAAACATAAAGAGATCTTTGGAGGAGCAGCGAAAGTTTTTCTTGGCGCCTCTGAAAGAGGCGGTCCGCCGAATAGAAAGTCAGTTTCGAAAGATTAACAAACCCTGTCTAGAACTGGAAAGATATCTTAGAGATGAGATAGGGGAATACCTTGACAAACATGGCGAGGAGTCAAGGAAGGAAGCTAAGAAAGAAGCAGTATACGCAAAAGCGGCCGGTAATGAGCCTTTGGTACGTACCCTAATTGACGTCGCAGATGCTACCCAATGTGGACCTCCTGTAGAGGGGCTCTATATAGTAGGAAAACGAGTATGGACCTATGTAAACAAGAAAAAGCTACCTGAGAAGTTCTGGAAGAAAATACCAAACGAAGAACTAATAGACTCAATTGTAAAAGCTCAGGGATTGGGGGCCGAGGAGACTTTAGAAGGGGCGATTAGAGTCATAAAACAACACAGGGCTAATGTTAAAAAGACTCCTTTGTAGGTAAGCTAAAATGTTGAAAATTTACACAAGCGAAAACCCAGGAATGTGCGTTTTTACATTTCCTTGGTCAAAGGAGGCCGTAGAGTCTTACAAGAAATACCCAGGGTGTAGATATGCAGGAGACGAGTATGGAAAGAGGTTCTGGTTGTCCCCAAATGAAGCTTTTGACTTTCTTAAAAAGGAATCGGCTAAACTAGGTTACGGAGTTCAAGATAACAGAAATAAAGAGGACGATCAATTCTCAGGTCCTCTACCTTTTCTCAGATCTCTACATAAGAGCATACATCCTTATCAGAGGGAGGCTCTCGACAGGATTTCAAGAGAAAAGAGTTTATTGGTCAACTTTGACTTAGGTCTTGGAAAGTGTTTGGTCGCTATTAACACCTTCCGATGTTTTGTTGAATCCGGTAACTGTCTGGTTGTTACAGAAGGGTCCGCAAGAGGGACGTGGGAAGATGAAATACCGAAGTGGGATGACAGAGATTGTGTAGTCCATATCATCAGAAGAGGATCTGATGCCTTGAAGCTTGTGGGAGAGATGAAGGCAGACGTATGCCCAAAGAAACCTACCTACGTGGTAACTTCCTACGAACTCATGAAATATTTTTCAAATTCGGAAGGGGATAATTGGGACGTTTTAGTTGCAGACGAATGTCACCTATTGGCCAACCCTAATTCCGAAAGAAGTATTGTTTGGCTAGGAATTAGGAATAAAAATGAAGGTGCAATTACATTAGGTCTGACAGGGACCCCAGTACCTGACCGGGTGCCCCAGCTAGCCCCACAAGTGAATGCTATATGGCCGGGACGCTTTGGAGGAAAATGGAAGTTCACCCAAAGATACCACCACTGTGTTAAAGGAGAATATGGCGGACTATCCGTAGGAGATTTAAGGGAGGATACTCTTGAAGAGTTGAAGCACAGGATTTCATCTGTTTCTATACGAGTGACCAAAAAAGAGGTAGAGCACCTTTTACCACCTCTTACAACGACAAGAGTCGAAGTTCCGTTTAAAAAAGAAGACCGGCTTGAAAGCCTTGATCTAGCAAAAGTCAGTTACGGAGAGTATCTATCCAGATACACAGACCGCAGGGTAAAAGAGGCGGCTGAGTGGATCAAGAACACTGGACAAAGCCATGTTTGCGCCCTTACGTACCACATAGCGACAGCTAAGAAACTGCAGAAGCTGCTACAAAAGATGGGTTTAGAGACCAGCTGCATCACAGGACAAATTCCAGAGAAAAGACGACATGAGATAATCAAGAACAGTCTGAAACAGGATAGTCACTTACTGACATGTTCGATGAAAAGTATAGGGGTGGGTGTGGATGCTTTGGCAGGGTATGGAACTGCAATTTTCGTTGAGCTATCCTATAGGCCGGTTGACGTAACACAGGCAATGGGAAGGTTCTACCGTCTTAGTAGTTTGAAGCCTGTAACGATCGCGTTTTTGCTTCTTGTGGGCACACTAGACGATCTCTTAATGGACAACCTGCAACCAAAAATCGAGCAGTTTTCTCAAATTATGAAAGAAGGGACAAGCGAAGACACTCTCAGGGAAATTTTAACAGGCCCAAAAGAGACTGAAGAAGACTTTTTCTCTAGGATGCGTGCTTTAGTGTGAGACGAGTGATATGTTCGAAAGCCACATTTGGAAAAAGGAGACTTTAATGAAAGGTCGTGAAGATTTCGAAATGGGTTTTGTTTTTGGCGCTATAGCCATATCTCTATTGTTTGCCTTGCTGCTTGTAATTTTAGCGTCTTGTGGTCATGGAATGTCCAACGGCAACTTGGTAGGGGGGCTAGTACTCAAAGAAGAAACAAAAAGGCAGCTTCTAAAGGAAAAAGAAGGGTGTGAGAAGTTGGGTGGGGAATTCTCTGTAAAGGTGGACAAAGAGAAAGCTGATCCTATCGATGGTATTATTTGCAACTTTACAGGATCTAGATGAGGTTGTTATATGGTAGAAGCAACACTAAAGCCCTACATCCATACACTATTAGGAACTGGAACTTCCAATGGGCAGTCTGGAATCCGGCAGCTAGCAAATGGCTGCCAGAGAAGGTATTTCTTGTCTAAGAAGTTTCCAGATGGGGTTGGTAAAAGTGGTCCTCTTAGGGTGGGGAGCATTTTCCATGCTTTCATGGAGATGTATCACAAAGGGCAAGACAGATTTATGCCTCCTTCTAGGGTTAAGTTTGCAAACATTCCTATAGATGAGGAGGACAAAGACCGGTTGGAGGCTCAAAGGCTGTTCGTTGCTTACCAGGCTAAGTACAAACCAACAGATCTTGGTCGAGTAGAGTCTGTAGAACACCTTATCGATGATAACGTGATTGGTGGAGCAGCAGGAGAAGCCGTAGGATTTCCTGGGTACACAGCAAGGTTAGACCTGGTAACAGAAGTAGACGATGAGGACATAGAGCATATTAGAAATAAATGCGCATTAAATTTAAGAGGGCCTGGATACTACGCATGGGATTGGAAGACAGTATCTTGGCTTAACAACATAGCTATAGAGCGTTATGAGCATGACCTGCAGCCAAAGTATTATATGATGGCATGGAATGCGGCCTACCCAGATAAACCGCTAAAGGGGATGGTTATTGTTGTAATAACAAAGACGAAAGTGCCTAAAATAGAGCACGTGCTTCTTGACTTACCTAGAATAGGGGATACAGAGATGGTAAAAGCAACATCTGCAAAGGCCCTAAGGGTTCTTAAGGGGCACAAGCCACCTTTTGAAGCTAACCCTGATAGGTGTTTCTCCTTTAATAAGACGTGCGAGTTTCTAAAGTCTGGACTATGTACAAGGTATTAACAGGGTGTGTGACCTCATATTGAAAATACAAGACTACACAAGCGACGAAAACCTAGCAGAAATTTTGCGGAGAGAGATATAAACCTCTTGCTACAAGCAGTCGGACGGTTTATATAAAAGCAAGAGGAGAAAATCTGATGGCATTGCCGAATAAACGTGACCTAACGGAGCTATTCGATATTTTAGGAGAAGGTAGTTCCCAACTCAAAGAAGGCAGTTTCACTATCAACGCTCATGGTCACCCGGGGGTTGGGAAGACAACTTCAGCTTTCAAAGCTTCCAAATATTGGCCTAGAGACATGGAAGCTCATCTCGAGAACTACAAAAAGACAGGCAAGAAGCTTTTCTTGAAGGATTTACTTCAAATAGAGATTGACAACGAAGGGTCTAGCTGCGTTCATCCGTTTAGAATCAGGCCAGGTTTTATTTTGCACTTCCGAGACCTGCTGTTTAAAAACAAAGGTGACGTGTTTAACACAATGGCGGATGTGGCCGATGGTATTGTCGCTATGGTAAAGAAGCATCCTGAGATTAGAGTCGTTGTGCACGACACAATCACAGAGATGGATGATTTGCTTGAATCTTTCTGCTTTAGGATGGAGAACGCAGAGCTATCTCGTGACAAGATCACAGGCGAGGTGTTTATAGATGGTCAGCGTACATATGGCAAGATGAAAAGGGTGCACCAAGAATATAGAAACACAGTTCTGTGTGTGCCAAACCATGTGTCTAACATCTTCTTATTTCATCAAAAGGATATTTCGCCTCCACCAAACAAAGTCGATATAGTCTCGAAAAAGGCGATGGAAAAGAAGCAACTATTGTTGAAGATGGGAGATCAAAACGTAACATTGGTACCGGCAATTACCGGAAACAGTCTACTTTCTTACCTACGGACATGCAGCCTTCAACTTGTGTGTGTTAAAACGCAAAAAGGGAGGTTTATTTATCCGGCAACCTACAGTGAGCAACTTGGGAAAAACAGGTTCGAGTCTGTTCTTGAGGGGAAACAAGACCCTGACATAGGGAAAATTTTGGAAAAGGTTCGAGAAGCTTGCAAGTGACGTCCTTAAAAAGGACATGACAACACAGGAGAAAAAGTAACAATGGCTTTTAACAGAAAACTGAACGAGCACTACAGTTCAGAACAGAAGGTAAAAGAGGGTCTACACGCTATGGTCATCATAGACTTAGAGAGGAGAGTGAAGGAGGGCCCTGAAGTAAGGAACCCTGGGGAAATTCAGCTTGCTATCCAAATCAGCATTATAGAGAACATTGACGATGAGTCAACCTTAGTCAGCAACGCAAACTTGATGCAATGGGTTGAACTTCCTATCTGCAATGAGGACTTTGCTGGTCATCATCCTAGCAAGTGGGCAATGTCTCGATGGCAGCCCTTATCTTCTGCTGTGTTTCCTGACGACTGCCCCCGTAAACCTTACAGAGAAAAAAGAGGAAAACCTTACTATTTCAAAGGCGAAGAAATCCAAGACTCAGAGTGGAAGACATATGCTCTAGAAGCAGAAAACGCAGCTGGGGACTTTGCAGACGCTTTAGACCAAGAAGATAGGTCTGGAGAAGGCGGTGGCTTCCAAAAAATGTGTGGTAAACCTTTCTGGGGTATTGTTCGGCATGATGACAATAGTAAATTTGTTAAGGTTATGCCTTTCCCAGGAGATGAAGTTCCTTTGGATAGAACAGGAAACTATCTCGAGCAAGTTGACCCTAAGGACTGTATGGAGTCTGGGGTTGCGATGCCAGAGGAGTTTCAGAAAGACAATAATAAGACGCCCTTCTAAGTTTACCAGGCTGGCAAGTAGTAGGCCCTTCTCCTCTGACCTGCTGCTTGTTAGCTAAGCGCCTCCCGTTTGTCGGACGAGCGGTAGAGGGCGCAGCCCCACCCCCTAGAACTAACCAACTCAGGGGGGTGGGGCACTTAAAACAAGGTTGTATAAATGCGGCGTCTCAGAAAAGTTCATGTAGTAAACCAGTACCCATCGCCCGCCACAGATTACAGACCAAGAGAAAACTTCGCTGACTGTGACAATTGTCCTTTAGGTGATTGTAACACGGCGGTGCCAGCAAAATTTTATACACACCCAGTCGATCTAGCTGTCGTAGGAGAAGCTCCAGGAAAGCAAGAGGAGTGGAATGGGGAGTATTTTATAGGGGAATCCGGCAAGGAATTAGACTCTATTTTATTTCAACACGGGATATCTAGGAACAAGATACATATAAACAACGCTCTGCAATGTCGCCCGGAAAAAGAACTAACTATCGAAGAGTGGAAGAAAGCAACAAAGTGTTGCTGGCCAAGATTGGAAAGGGAGTTATGTCTAAGCAAAGCAAAAGTAATCCTAGGTTTAGGGAAATGGGCCCAGTGGACTCTGTTAGGTAAGACAGATCCTCTGAGGGACTGGGTAGGATGTCCTTACCTAATAAATCCTCCGAACAATACTGCCGCTGCAATTGGCTTGTCGGAGAAAAGTGTTGGAAGTTTATTAAAGTTCATCAAAGATGGACAGAAGAATCCTCAAAAAAAAGACACCCCAGAGACCACAGAG